CTAAGGTACATGATAACAACAACATTCTATCCTCATACGAGGACAACCATGAGCAGGACATACATGACTTGGTTACAGATATTATCTACGACATAGATGATGTAGAGATAGAGAACTTAAACGTGAGAGAGAGACAATGATTACACAGGAAGACATAGATGCTTTTGCTGCTATGGCAGACGTTAACCCACAGGATTACTCCTATTGGGTTGAAGGTAAGATCGTAACAGAGGGAGAGACACGGCTAGTAGAGAATACCCTAGGGTTAGTCGGTGAGGCAGGCGAGGTAGCTGAGAAGATCAAGAAGCTACTACGTGACTCAAGCAAGATTAACCCAGATGATATTATTAAAGAGCTAGGTGACGTTGTATTCTACGCTACTGCCTTGGCTAATTACTTTAACAGTGACCTCACAGAGGTACTGCAGACTAACATGGATAAACTAAACAGCCGTGCAAGACGTGGCGTTATTAAAGGATCAGGAGACAATAGATGAGCAATCAATTACCAACAGACTACCAAGCATTCATTCACAAGTCACGTTACGCCAAGTACTTTGATGGCAAGGGCCGTGAGTCATGGGGTGAAACAGTAGGACGTTACATGGATAACGTAGTACGTAAGGCATTGGGTGGCGTAGACAACAGTTACATCAAGGATATTGAGCAGGCTATCGTAGGCCAAGAGATCATGCCCTCCATGAGAGCTATGATGACAGCTGGCCCAGCCTTAGATCGTGACAACACAGCAGGGTACAACTGTAGCTACCTACCCGTAGATGACCCTAAGTCCTTCGATGAGGCTATGTACATTCTCCTCTGCGGTACTGGTGTCGGGTTCTCTGTCGAGCGCCAGTTTATCAGCAAGCTCCCAGAAGTACCTGAGCTCTTCGAGAGTGAGTCTATCGTTGTCGTTAAGGACAGTAAGGAAGGTTGGGCTAAGGGGTTCCGTCAAGTTCTTGCACTCCTCTGGGCTGGTGAGATCCCTAAGTGGGACGTATCACAGGTACGCCCTGCAGGTGCAAGGCTTAAGACGTTTGGCGGTAGAGCGTCAGGCCCAGCGCCACTCGTAGAACTATTTAACTTTGCTGTAGCTACATTCAAGGCTGCACAGGGACGTAAGCTTAGCTCTATGGAATGTCATGACCTTATGTGTTTCATTGGTCAGATCGTTGTCGTAGGTGGTGTGCGCCGCTCAGCTATGATCTCTCTGTCTAACCTGAGTGATGATCGTATGCGTCATGCTAAGTCAGGACAGTGGTGGGAAACAGCTGGGCATCGTGCCTTGGCTAACAACTCTGTATCATACACTGAGAAGCCAGACATGGAAACATTCATGCGTGAGTGGCTTGCACTGGTTGAGTCTAAGTCTGGTGAGCGTGGTATCTTCAATCGTGAAGCATCCAAGAAGCAAGCAGCTAAGTTTGGGCGGCGTGATCCTAACTATGAGTTTGGTACAAACCCTTGTTCTGAAATCATTTTACGTCCATATCAGTTTTGTAACTTAACGGAGTGTGTAGTACGTGCTACTGATAGCATTGAAGATCTTGAGCGTAAGGTTAAGCTGGCTACCATCTTAGGTACTATTCAGTCTACCATGATTAAGTTTCCTTACCTACGCAAGGTATGGCAGAACAACACAGCAGAGGAGCGGTTGCTTGGTGTATCTATGACAGGCATCATGGACAACCCTCTTATGACAAACAAGAACGCAGGATTGGAGAAGACACTTGAGCATTTACGATCCATTGCTGTGGCTACTAACGCTGAGTGGGCTGAGTTGCTTGGCATCCCTGCTAGTGCTGCTATCAGCTGCGTTAAACCTTCGGGTACGGTATCACAACTGGTTGATTCTGCTAGTGGAATTCATGCTCGTCACAGCCCCTATTATATTCGTACTGTCCGTGGTGATAGCAAAGACCCACTAACACAGTTCATGATTGATAAGGGTATCCCTAACGAGCCTTGCGTTATGAAGCCTGACTCTACTGTAGTGTTCAGCTTCCCTGTTAAGTCTCCTGAGCAGGCTGTCACACGTAATGATATGACTGCTGTAGAGCAGCTTGAGTTGTGGCTCACCTATCAGCGACACTGGTGTGAGCATAAGCCAAGCGTAACTATCTCAGTTCGTGACACCGAATGGATGTCTGTAGGTGCATTTGTATATGAACACTTTGATGAGATGTCAGGTGTCTCATTTCTGCCACATTCTGATCATACTTACCAGCAAGCACCCTATCAGGATTGCACTAAGGAACAGTATGAAGAGATGCTTGAGCTTATGCCAGACAGCATTGACTGGGAAGAGCTTAATGATTACGAGAGTGAAGATAACACAGTGTCTATGCAGACTATGGCCTGCTCTGGTGACAGCTGTGAGATTGTGGATCTGGTATGAGTTACGTAGTAGTAGGCACAGACAAGTGTGAGTTCTGTACTAAGGCAAAGCACTTGTTACGAGAGAAAGGGGTAGGCTTCACGGCCTACTCACTAAGTTCACAAAGTAGCAAATGGCTATTGACACTAATTAAACAAGCAGGTATGACTACCGTACCACAAATCTGGGACAACAACGGTGACTACATAGGTGGTTACACAGAACTAAAGGAAAAACTAGAATGTTAGAGTTTGTATTATACTTCTTCACAGTTGTAGCTGTAGTGGAGACTACGGTTGATGTAGGCACTAAGACTTACGATACCGTAAGTACTGTAGTGCAGGAAGTCTTGGCTGACGAAGAGCCTGTAGAGTTAGAGGAAGAGCACTCTACAGAGCAGGAATACTAAGAGTAAAGGCTCAGCGTTACGGCGCTGGGCTTTCCTTTAACGTAGGAGTAATCATGGCAATATGTTATAAATGTAATTGCTCATTAGATGCTACAAACTGGATGGCATCTTTTAAAAAGAGAAACCAACGTATATGTAAGGCTTGTTACCGAAGTAAGTTTAACTCTAAGAATGGGCCTCAACGTTTATACATAAATGGTGAATATATACCTAAGAGAGATCCACGTCATAAAGTGTTTAAGCCTGGTAATTATAAAAACATAAATGATGCGGTATTCTCACAATCAAGTATTAATCAAATACAAGAGGGCTACGTCTATGTCATGACTAATAAGGCATGGCCTGACTGGGTAAAGATAGGTATGGCTATTGATGCAGAGGACAGGCTAAACGGTTATCAAACAAGTAGCCCACACCGTGACTACGTATTGGAGCACTACGTTGCATCTAATGATCGGCGCAAGTCAGAGAGAGAGGCTCACACTAGGGCTTTACCCTTGGCATCTGACTCTAAGGGTGAGTGGTTTAAACTATCAGTAGAACAAGCAATAACAATACTGGATAATCTGGATGAACAACATCGAACCGTTATCAAAGCCGACAAGAACCCGCAGGAAGACGAACTACAAGAACGCCCAAAGCAAACCGACTTCTGGGATCTTACCAAAGACTTCCAACCAAGCTAAGCTCATTGAAGCTATTACTAACAGCAAGCAGGTGCTTATCCTTGGCCCTGCTGGTACTGGTAAGACTTACGTTACAGCTACATGTGCAGCAGACTTGTACACACTCAAAGAGATTGACAAGATTGTTATCACACGCCCTCACGTAGCTGTAGGTAAAGACATTGGGTTCCTGCCCGGTACACTAGAAGAGAAGGCACAGCCGTGGGCATTGCCTGTGCTTGACGTACTGGTGAAACACTTGGGGCGTGGTGCTGTTGATACAGGACTTAAGAACGGTAACATCGAAGTAGCTACTCTGGCGTTGATGCGTGGGCGTAGCTTTGATGATGCTTTCATTATCGTGGATGAAGCGCAGAACATTGAGATACCAGAGATCAAGATGCTCTTGACACGTGTAGGTGAAGGCAGTACTATTGTACTCAATGGTGACATCCAGCAGTCTGACCTTAAGTCTGGTGACGGTCTAAGTAAGATCATTCATCTGGCTAAGAAGCACATGCTTGATGTACCCGTGGTAGAGTTTGGTATTGATGACATTGTGCGTAGTGGTATCTGCGCTGAGTGGGTCAAAGTATTTATGAAGGAAGGTCTGTGAAGTTAGAACAAGAAGCCAAAGCGCACGTAGAAGGCACACGCATTAAGTTCTATGATGAGTTAGCCCAACATGCAGAAGCACTAGAGCAACACATCAAGAATAATCTATGGCAGAGTGACGAAAGGAACAAAGCACTAGAGCATCTTATAGCTACAGTACTATGGGCAAGACACTGTGTTAAGAAACATGGTACACAATAAAGAAAAGGGGAGCTTAGTGGCTCCCCTCTCTCGTTTATAACTTAGCTGACTCATCGTAGATCTCTTTGAGATACTCAGCGTACTCTATGAAGAGGTCTATCTCAGCGAAGTTGTAGTCCTCTAGCGATCCTGTTACACCATGCTGCTCTTTCATTATCCTAGCAGCCTCACGGCGGATCTCTTTATTGCCACCCGCCCTGTTAGCTTTACTTGCTAGGCGTAGACGCATAGTCTCTGCACCACCGTAGCCTTCTTCCATCAAGCCAGTGATCTCTTTCTTAGCATCCTTCATGACTTGCTTAAGCATACGGCGGCGTCCTGTTAGGTTTGCCTCCTTAAACATAGCGCTATTGATAAGCTGCTGTGTCTTACGCTCAAGTGCTGGTGCAAGCATACCATTGAGAGCCTTATCATATGCAGGTATCTTGCTACGCTCATTAGCCTGCCAAGGAAACATCTCAGCCATAGAGTATGCCTTCTCAGATGCTGTGCGTCCTGGCTTTACAGTGATACCAAAGATACGAGCAAAGGGGTTAGCGTCATAGATCTCACCCTCACGTGTAGCAACACGAAGCTCCTCACCTGTGATAGTGTCTGTCTTATCAATGAATGCCTCAAGGATATTATCCACATACTTTGTAGCAGACTGACTTAAGACGTTGATACCCTCTGCCTGACGTACATCCTTAGCAGTGTCCGTACCCATGGCAAAGCCAACGATCTTATTCACTGCATCTAATGGGCGTGTAGCACCAGCCAGTAAGTTACCCGCTACCTTATATCCACCCTCAAGTGATGCACCACGTGCGCCCTCATCAGCATTGAACATAATATCTAGTAGATTGTTAATGTCATTACCAAACTGTACGTCACGTGCAAGCTGGCCTACAGCTACCTGTGTGCCTAGCTCTTGGAGAAGTTCCCTGGGTACATCCTCGCCATTACGCTTCATATTAAAGATGCGCCCTGCTGCCAAGAACAGTGAGAAGGGGAAGGTGTTACGAGCGTCTACAATAGTACCACCACCTACTTCGATCTCATTGTAGGCTAATCCTTTAGCACGGCGCTCTGTGTCAAACTCTGCTGCTGCATAGATAGCTGCAGTACCCACAGTCATACGAGCAAAGGCTTCACGCTCTGTAAGGTCTGTACCTTCCTTCTTAATGGTACGAACCATGAACTTACCAAGCTGTTCAGGTGCAGCCAGAGGTGACCACTGATATGCTGTAGCAAGTACGTTGTTAAAGAAGCGTCCAAAGGGTAGGATAGTACCTAAGCCTGGTGTGTTAGAGAACTTCTCTGCAAGACCAGCTGTTGTTTCAAGCAACTCACGTCCTATGCCCTCTTGGTTCTTAGTGTAGTCCTTAGAGAACACAGACCGTAGTGTGCCATCAAGTGCAGCACCCAGTACATCCTCATCAATAGGCTTACCAGATACAAGCGCATCCTTGAGTGTAATACCTTTCTCAACACGTAGATACTTATCAAGCTCTGTCATGAACATCTGAGACTTAGTAAAGCTATCCTGTACACGTACACCAGTGATCTGATTGGCAGCTGTAGTAACAGCCTCAACGTTTTTAAACAGCTTACTGTTAGGGTCAATGCCATAACGCTTAGATGTACCCTCAACACCACCAGATAGTGTCTCAAATAAGATCTTCTGAATGTCACTGTTCTTATCCAAGAACTTCATGTACTCATCGTGAGTAGTGAAGGGGTCTAACAGGTTACGGATCTTCTGTCCCTGTATTGCAGTTAATGCCCGTGCTTGGCGGAACGTTTTCTCTGCAGCCTTAGGGTTATACGCCATCTGTCCCAGCCCTTTAAGACCTAGTGTAGATGCGTTAAACAAGTCAGCCATAGTCTGACCTGCATAGTACTGGGAGAAGCCTGCAATGTTCAATGCTGTTGTAGCAGGGGATGAAACAAGCAAGCGCTTCCACACAGACTGACCATACTTATACTTGTCAGACTTGTTCATCTTCTGTAGTTCTTCACCTACAGCTTCCTTAGCGTCAATGTCTTCTACAGCTGCGTCAATCTTATCCTTAGATGCAACGATACCAGCGTCTAGGGTTTTACGTACCTGAGACATAACGTTCAGGGTCTTACCTGCCTCGTTAATTCTCTTGGCAAGCATGTCACCCATCTTAACTTTAGAGCTACCTAATTCACCGAACTGAATACCTGAGTACTTTAACATACCCTCATTGATACGGTTAAGCTCTTCCTCTGGGATGTAACGCACAACATTTGTGATCACATCTGAGATAGTCTTATTACGATCAATACCATAGCCAGAGTCTTTAAACACTTTAGCTAGACCGCCTGCACCATCTTCACCTAGCATAATGTTCTTGATAAGATCAGCTGGCATAGCATCTGCTGTGTAGGCACTACCCTTAGCCACCTTCTCATTCCATGAGTCAACACTCTCCATGATAGCCTTGGCTGCTTTACTTGACTGCTCCTTGTTGAGGGTAGGTGCAGCCTCTTCAATCACAGCATTAGATAGCTTCTCTAAAGAAGATCCTGTATCCTCTAAGCCAGATGCACCACGGAACTTACCAAAGCCTAACTGTGCAGCACCAGCAACACCACCAAGTAGTGATGCAAAGCCTGTCTGCAGAGCGCTGTACTCTTCCTGTGCGCCTACTTCAAGCATGACATTCTGTGCCATGACATCCTGTAGTACAGCAGCAGTAGCATCTAGTGCAACAGTCTGCTTTAGGGCAGTCTTAGCGCCTGCAGCGAACAGTTCTTTCTGTTGCATAAGCATAGCATCTTTAGCTAAGGCACGGCGTCCCTCACTAGCTACACGCTTGGATACTTCATTGTATGCCTTACCTGCTTGGCGGGTAGTCATACCCTTCTCAACAGCCCTACGTGCAGCCTCAATACCAGCACGTTCACCAGCCTCTTTAGCTGCAGCCTTAGTAGCACCACTCTTAAGTGCCTCTCTACCAGCCTGACGTACAGATGCCTTGATGAGTTGCTTACCAGTAACACTAAGACCAGCTGCACCAGCACGAGCAATACCACCAGTAGCTACACCAATGTAGTTTGTAGGATCAGATGCTGCAGCAAATACGTAGTCTTTAATACCATCTACTGCACCCATGATACCATCATTGACAAATACGTTGCCTAGCTGGTCATACAGCTGGTATGCCTTAGCAGCCTTAGCCTTACGTCTATCATCTGCTTTACTAATGAAGCGTACCTCACCAGCTGTCGATACAGTGTTAGCGTTGAAGTAACGCATATGATCTACGAAGTCTTCTACAAGAGTGTCTTCATCTGTCTCTTGGTAGTCCACACCCTTACGCTCTACCATGTAGTCACGAATGGCTGTGGTGTATTCGTAGTTCTTCTTAAGGTCATCCTTCTTTAGAGTGACACTTGGATCTAGCGAGAATGTACTAGGTGTCTCTATCTCTGGTGTCAGAGGAGCAGAAGACTTAAAAGCATTAAGCCGTGCAAGGGATTCTTCGTAGCTCATTAGCCTGCTCCGAAAGTAGTTAAGTCTTTTTGGGATAAGCTTTTTCTTACCTTATCCTCACCCTCATCATACTCCTCTATAGTAATCTGTGGATTAGATCCAATAAAGTTAGACTCATCCAACATCTTTAGTTGCTCAGCAGTTACATTGAATGTACCTAGCTTACCTCTAATCTTGACTTTGTAATTAGGTTTATCTGCGTTACGTACAATGTTCAGTGTCTTAACAGCTGGTGCTACCAATTCGTCAAGCTCATCACGGAAGTAGAAGTTTAAAAAGCCACCAGCAGGAGACTCAGGCAAGCCTCTCTCCCTACGTTCTGCCCTACTCATCTCATCCCATTGCGCACGGGTGTACTTATCTGAGTAGTTACCATCAAAGAACTGACCTTCCATAGCCTGTTCTACTAACTTGATACCTGTCTCATCAAAGGGAGCAGCAGTAGGATACTTCTCATCTTGTTCTGCATCCTCAGGCTTAGGTTCAGTAAGCGTCACAGGTTCTGGAACCACAGGATCATCTGCAGCGACTGGCCCAGTAGGCTCTACTGCATTTCCCTCAGTCTCTGTATCCTCTACACCATCAGGTGCTTCAATAGAGTACTGCTCTTTAAGAGTACTTACATAGCCCTCACCCATAACACCTGTGATAGTCTGTAATGCAAGCCTATTCTCAAAGAACTTACCAGTGTGATATACATCAGCATAGTAATCAATGAGAGGCTTAGCAGCTACTATTTGTAGGTCTTTAATAGCCTGTGCTTCTGCTCTGTTCATAGCAGCCACCTGTTCAGCAGATGACATACCCGGCTTCATAGCTTCCTGTTTAGCTGCTTTAATATAAGCCTCTGCCTGATCACCCTCAATAGCATCTGCTGTAACCTCTGTGATCTTCTTAGAGAAGTCAAAGGCTTTGTCTGTGTCAAACATGTTACGCTCAGTGAACACCATAGTAGCACCAGGAATGAGTGAGGTGTACTCTTCCTGTCTAGCTAGTTGGTTGATCTCAGCTACAGTCATGCCACTACCAAAGTCCTGCTCAGCAAGTTGTTGCTTAACACGAGCCTTAGCACCAAAGCCAAACAGTTGTCCTACAGAGCTTGTATCGTCTTCTGGTGCAGCATACTGTGTAGTAGGGCTAACACCGTATGTCTTCTTAGCGTACTCTTCTAAGCTCATGTCCATAAGAGACTGATCTACAGCGGGGATACTAGGCATATTAATGATAGCTTCAATATCATCTACACCCAACCTACCGTTCTGGCCTGGTGCATTAGCAGCCTTGTTTAACTTCTCATACAACTCCTGTACTGTACCCATACCAGATGCCATAGCTTGACGCACGAGAGCCTTACCCTGAGGGTATGCACCCATAAGTGTTTCAGCTTGGCGTCCGTACTGTGCAGCCTGTCTAGCCCTAGAGTTACGCTGTGTGATTAAACTCTGGTTACGCTCAGCTGCAGCTTCCTGCTGCTCTTTATACTTCTTAGCTTCCTCACCACGCTCTTGAATACCTTCTGTGACTTCACCCAAGAAGGCTGCGCCGAATGCTTTCCAATCAAATGCCATGTCTTAGCCCCTTGCCATCAAACCCGTAGGTTCTTCTTCTACAGTTTCTACAGGAGCCATGTCATCCATAGACTCTTCTTCTACAGGCTCTTCCTGATCTACTAACTCACGTAGCATTGCCTTACCGGGGTCACTTGTATCGTCACCCTCTTCAAGCAGATACTTGTTAGCCAACAGAAGGAAGCGTTGCTTCTCTTTCTCCTCAGCCTTCTTCTTAGGATCAGCATTGGTATCCTTAGCTGTGATACCCATCGAACCCAGTGCCTGCTTTAGAAAGGTGTGAATGACAGGTGCTACCAGCATACCTGCATCAACTGTGTGGAGACCACGAGTTACACCCTGTAAGTAGATACTCTCTACGATAGGGGCTAGGGGTACACCCGCCTCACACAATGCACCAAAGTCATCAAGTACTTCTTGGTTAGCTAGCTTGTTAATGTAAAACTTTGTAACATCCTCAATGTCAGCCATCTCTGGTGGCTGCTCCCACGGAACATTACCAGGCTCCATAGTTAGAGACTGTCCGGGAATAGGTCTATCGAAAAAGTCTTGTTCCATAATTATACCTTACTTAGTGAAACCTGCGCCAAAGTAGAGACCTACGATAGCGGATACGATGTGTGTGTCTAGGGGTGTGATAACAAAGCCACGTGCTGCCTGCCATTGTACTGTACCGTCACCGCCAAACAGCCAGTTAAATAAGCCACCATGTACCTCAGTGTAGCCTACGATAACGCTGACCTCAGGATACCACACAGCAACTAGCTTTGGCAAGACTATAATAGCAAAGATTGAGGATAAGGCTATGAGCCTACGTGTCCAAGCGAAGTGTGTGTCAGTCTTGCCATGCTCTCTGGCTTGCTGCATACCACTGATCATCATCTCTTGCTGCTTAGCTTTGTTCTTAGTGTTCTGCCCCCAGATAGACATGACTGCGCCTAGCACGGTGGAGAAGAGCATTGTGATAAGTTCTAGGGGGAGACCAAACATTAGGAGTTCTCGTTGACAAAGATAGCGAGTTTAAGCTTGTCTGCAGGTGAATATGTTTGATAGCTATTTCCTGTTCGATTCGACACTTTGGTTATCTCTGTAACAGCAGGTGGTGTTAAACCCTTAGAAGCGGCCCACGCATCAATACGTGCTTTAGTGCCTGTTCCTATATCTCCATCTACACCCCTACCTGTTAAACCTACTTCTATCTGTGCAGCATATTCGTCACGTAGTTCAAGCTCCGCTCTCTCTGCAGGAGAGGCAGCGTTTAGTACATTCTCCCAGCGCTCTTGTGCAGTTTCCCTATCTGCACCGCTGTTGATAGCGTTGTTTAGTGTCTTTGCCGACATGGTATCAGCACTGGAAGAGTCTACCCCTAGTATATCCATCATAGCAAGTGTGGCAGGTAAAGCGTATCTCTCATCATTAACTAACTCAGGGTTTGCCATTAAGTCTATGTTTAGACCTGTCTCTGCTAGTCTATCTTGAACTGCTTGATAATTAGCTCTTCCTGTTATCTGTACTAAACCACGGCCTTTGTATGTAGACCCATCGCCACTCGCAATATCTCCATTACCATTTCTACCAGCATATTGAACATCAAAGATGGTATCTCCCAAGCGACCTTCTGAGTTAAGCTGATTCGCTAAGGGTGTTGCATTTCCGTTTCTGTCTAGTAGACCCGCATCAATAGATCTTTGACGCCAAGTACCTGTAAAGTCTTCTAAGTTTGAAAGGCTATAAGGATCTTCTGTTCTAGGGCCATCAGTTCCTACTTCTGTTTTTACTGCACCTTTAAGTAGTGCTGATTCTTTACCTACTAAACCGGAATCTTCAAGGCTTTTCTCCATAGTAGGCTTGTCAAAAGAACCATCCTTATTGATAGGGAGTCCTTGAGACTTTTGCCAAGACGGGCCTCTATCTGACAAAGCTGTACGCTCTTCTGCAGTAAGAGGTCTACTCATAAGACCTGCATCTTTAGCAGGAGGCGCAGTACCTCTTTCAACAGCAGACGGTATTTCTACAGGTGTATCTTCTACAGGTGTATCTTCTACAGGTGTATCTTCTGCTGTTGTATCCGTAGGTGTGACTGTGCTATCTGACAATCGTGGGCTATCTGGTACACCACGTGGTTTAGGCACACCTTCAAAGCGTGGGTCTGGTACAGTAACCTTCTCACCTGGGCGAATCAAGTCAGGGTTCTTGATCTGTGGATTAGCATCAATGACATCCTGTACAGGTACACCCTTCTCTTCTGCAATAGCAGTTAGAGTGTCACCAGCCTTAACTTCAATCTCTTCTACAGTGATAGGCTCAGGCTGTAGTGCATCCTGCAGTACATCCATATCAAGGTTAGGCTCTGGTTCTTCCTCACCCATCTTACCTGTGTATACCTCTGGTACATCAACACCTAGCGCTTCGTACAATGCACGATCTGCTGCTGTAGTCTCAAAGGGTAGACCTCCCTGTGGCGCAGTGTCATTGTCAGAGCCACCATCATAGGGTGCAAACATAGGGCTATCATAGAAAGATACACCTGAGTCACCATCATCATCCTTACGATCACTAGGTAAGTCTGCACCAGCACCAGAGAACAGATTAGCTATACTCTCAAAGAATCCTGGCTCATCCTTATCATCATCTTTAGCTGTAGCATTAGAGGTGTTACTCATAAGCCCTGATGAGCTAGAAGCACTAGGATTGCCGTAGCCCTCTGAGCCACCTAAGTTGCGAGGATCAGCACTTGTAATACCTTGTGTGTTATAATTGGGCATGTCTTTATCCTTACTTACCAAACATGATGTCTGCAGCGTTAGAAGCAATAGCACCCATGAACGTACCTGCAGCAGCGCTAAGAGCCGAACCACTTTCATCCTCTGCACTCTCGGTTATCTTAGCTACAGTAATCTTAGCATCCCTATCACTAGCATTCTCTGCAGACTGCCAAGCCCAAGCCAGAGTATCACGCTCACGCTGAATAGCGTTGTTATACCCTGTTGTGGTGAAGTTATTAGCTGCTATTGCTTCATCACGGTTTGCTTGGTTTAATGCAGCGTTATCCATGGTAGTAATAGCCTGTGACCACTGTGCGTTAGCCTGTGCTACAACTAGCTGGTTCTGTGCATTGAACTGATCACGAGTATTCTGCTGTACTGCATTGAACTGAGACAGTGCATTAGCCTCACCAGCGTTAAACTTCTCCATAGCATTATACTGTTCATTGTTAAACTGATTAATGTTATTCTGTAAGTTAGAGAAGAACATACCAACCTGATCATCACTAGAAGCGTTGAACTGTCTAGCAGCATTAGCAGCTGCAGTATCAGAGGTATACACACTAGCTAGGCTCTGCGCTTTAAACATAGCCACTTGCTGTTGGTTACTCATGCTAGTCATATCAAAGTCTAGGAAAGCCTGAGCACGTTGTACGTTAGCCTGCTGTCTATTGTTTAGGTTAGCCATGTCTAACTGTGACATAGCTGCAGCATCTGCCATAACCTTAGCATTCCTAGCATCTAGGTTAGCAATGTCTACAGTCTGAGCCATACGAGCATTCTCTAGGGCTACCTGCTGTTCAGCTGTGAAGTTAATCTTAGCTACGTCAGCGATACGTGCAGCATTCTGTACACGTGACTGGAACTCTTGGTCAAACTCCATACCCAAGAACTTAGCACGTTGCTCTGCAGCAAATACAGCAGCCTGTTGACGGTTAGATAAGTTCTGCGCCTCAAAGCTTGCACGTGTCTGTGCATCTGCCATAGCGATAGGTAGTGCAGACTCCATAGCAGCCTGTACAATAGCCTGACCAGCCATGCTTGATGCACCTAGACCACGAGAAGCTAGAGCAGATGTAGCAGCCCTCATAGCTCCTGCTGCCCATGCTGGTGTGTCACCACCCTCAAACTGTTCTAGCAGTCCTGTAAGTTGTCCCTGTACAGTAGCCTCAGTAGATGGTACACCTGTAGCTGCAGCAAAGTTAGTCTCTGCTTTAGCACGTTCAAAGTCTACAGCACTAGTTACCTGCATCTCAGGTGTAACTTCTAGGGGTGCTACAGCCTCTACACGTTGAGCACGACTTAGCTGTTCAGCAGTTAAGCCTAGCTGTGCTAACTCAGAGGTAGACATTGTAGCTGCATCAGCCAATGCCTGAGCACTAGGCTTACCAGTTACAGCAGTAAGCTTAGACATGACACTAGCTACTTCTGCAGCAGCCTCTTTAGGTGTCATACCTGCAGCTTCAAACTCTTTTGCTAGAGGCACATCAGCAGCAATGTTAGCCTCTGTCTGTGTAGCAGTAGCAGCTACTGCAGGAGCCTGACCTGTACCCTCAGCAATCATACCAGCATCTGCTTGTGCTTGAGAAGTAGTTACTACATCAGCCTTAGTAGTCAAGGATGCAGGATCTGTAAGAGCAGCAGACTGTAGCTCTGTTGTGCTAGGTGTACCTATACGTGCTACGTTTGCACTAGCCTGTGTTAGTCTAGCCTTAGCTTGAGTAACCTTGATCTGCTGATCATCTACAAGCTTCTGCATTACCTCTCGTTGAGGATCATCAGCTGGAAGGTCAGACAGTTGCTGTTGCAAGGCGGTTAGTGCACCCTGCTCCTGAGATACAGCAGTCTGTGCCGTGTCTAATGAAGCCCCTACATCAGTAAGTGCTTCGCCTGCTTGGGTGTACTGGTTCTGTCTATACAAGTCTAGCTGTTGAGTGTATTGTTCTTGAGCAGCACCATAGGCTTTGAAAGGCTCAGATTCTTTATACTGCTGCAGAACATTAGCTATATTAGCTGCTTCGGCCTCTATGCTTGCACGTTTTCTGTAGGGAGACTTTAGTGTAGTACCATCAGCATACGTGATAGTCCAGTTTTTACTGCTACCAGTTATCTCATAGTCTGTAGGGTTTTCTGGTAGATTACCTGTAGCAAACATAGTGTCTATGCCTGTAACATTACTCTCAGTACCGCCTGCTATCTGCGATCTAAAAGGTGCATAATCAGCTTCTGTTACACCCTCAGGTGCAGTAGGTAGACCTTGTGATGGATCATAAAAGCCTCCCGCATCTGTACCCTCTGATACTGTACCTCCTGCTACACCTACTTTCCCTGCCTGTAAAGCATCGTCTGACGTGATCTTACCGTCTCTGTTGAAATCATATTGTAAGTCTACAGGAGTAATACCAGTAGACATCTTCATAATATCCTGTAGAGTTTGGTTTGTTACGTCACCTGAGTACAGAGAAGATGGTTCTACAGCACGTTCATTTACACCTGTATAACGTTCCTGAAATACTTCTTGGCCTGTAGTATAAGTTGGGCCTTGTTGCCCTGCACCCGTAGCAAACCCACCAGTAGTATTAGGCGTGTTAGTATTAAGGAAGTCCTGCGCAGATGTTATACCAGCATTCGCATAAGGCTGTCCTAGATTGGGAGAGTTTATTCTATTGTTAATCTGGAAAGGGGTAAGGTTTTTACCTGAGATAGGATCAAACACTTTAGTTGTAGTATCAGCCATACCACCATCAGCGTAACCCTGCTTCTTAGCATAGCCACCAGCAGCCATACCAATGCGTTGCTGTGCTAGTTCAGCCATACGGCCTACACGTGCAGCTGCACCTGGTTGTGAAGCTAAGAACTTAGTCTGCTCATCAGCCTGCATACCCTGCATCTCAGGTATAATCTTACCCATCTGTTCAGGTGTAAACCCACCAAACCGTTTAGCCATTATAATAGTCCTTATTAATTACCTAGCTTCATCCAGATTGCAGCCGCAATGAAGGTAAACACAGCAATGGTAGTTATCTTTATGAAGGTGTTCCATATGCTTTGACGGGTCTGACGCCACGTTTCAAGCAAGCTACGTATCTCACGTATGTCTACAGCAGCTGTTTCGTCCTGTAAGCCAAGCTCACGCAGGACTAGCTTAGCCCCACGCTTAGCAGACCTGTCTAGCATTTCCTCTAGCTCTTCTGTTGTTAGCTTAATGTCAGACATAGCCTACGTCCTATGGCTTAGTAGGCCAGTCAGCCTCATCCAAGTGAGGCCAGTTAGCGTGGCTTGTGATGTTACGCAGTGCTTGACGATATGCTGTTTGTTCAGCTGTCATAGTCAAGTCAGAAGATGCCCACCAGTCTGTTTCACCAATCAAGCGGTCACGCTGTGTGCGATTACTCTCTGCTGCATTGCTGTCTAGCTGTGCTTGGTATGCTGCCTCATGTTCAGCCTTGGTGGTTGTTACACCATCCTCAGTTGTGTCACTAAACATGTCAGCAACTTCCCATGCCTCAACCCAGTTGCCTTTAGCATCCTGTGTAACACCATTGCGGCGTACTGATTGGTATGCACCAATGCCTTCTGTAGGCTTAGGCGCACGTAGAACAGGGTCTACACTGAGTGCGTCAAACACATTGCTTGTCCACACTTTAGGCATGGACATGTTAGGGTTTTCTTTGCGTAACTGGCCTTGAGATTTAAGCTCACCAGTTGTGCGATCACGATATTCAGTCATTAGTTGATACTCCTTGTATGACCTTGAGTATTAGCACGTGAGTGCGTTGCGTATGCGTTATGCGACTGCGTAGAAGATGTATTCAGCCCCAGATGTATTTATTGATGCGCCAGTATTAACTGTAAAGCCGCTATTGTTAGGGTCAATGATGTCAGTGTTTGTCACGGCGTTAGCAGTGCTAGACATATCAAAATAAGGGTCATCTCCAGCTACAATGCCACGCACAGAATCCCATACAAGCCAGCCGCTACTTGCTGATGTTGCAGACTTGATGAGAATAAACCTAGCCCCAGATGAAAAACCGCAGTCTATAGTTTGGCTGGCCCCATTTCCCGAAAACGATCCTACTTTGCTAACACCACTAAGGGTGGCAAAAAGGTATGCAATGTATCTGCTCCCGTTTCCATTGACATTAAGTGAATTGCCAAGAGAAAAAACCTCATCGGTTGGTGCTGTGTCGTTCCAGTAGACGGAAGATGTAGTCTCATTGCTTGCGGTGTCCAACACCAAGTTTTTAGTAGCCCCCCTAGACGCATGATAAACAGACCAAGAACCAGCTTGGTTGAGCCTTTTTACCCATATCATCTCAGGAGCAACCCCAAGTCCGTGGGTTACAGTGTTTCCAGACGAACCGTCTCCTTCATAGTTGACTATGTCCAAGTAGTGAGGAGCACGCTTCCACATCCAACCAAAGTAAGCAGAATAACCGTACCGATAACCGTCCTGATAACCAAAGTGCGCCAAACTATCACCTGTCTGCGCACTGGATCCATCTGTTGTTACATACTGAGGTCCACGCAACCTGTCATTAACTCTACGGGGGTCACCATCCCTTGTAACAATAGCCATGTCCACAGTAAATCCAGCCGTGAAAGAAGGTGGGTCGTAATATGTTGCGCCCGATTGCTGGTAGGCAGCGGCAAAAACATCTGCCCCACTTTCAGGTATTTTAGTCCCTCTACGGATAGCCATGTAGATGTAATCTGAGCCGCCTGAATTAAGTGCTGAACTACTGCCATTAACCCTAAAACCTGTAGCTGTTAACTCAAAAGTGTCACCTAAAGAGGTGTAGGTGGTGCTGGATGAATTAGGGCGCAAAAGGGGGTCAGTCCCAAACTCAGCTACAATGCCACGCATAGAGTCAGCTATGAACCAATCACCATTGCCATCCGCTTTCTTGACAAGCAAAAACTGAGGCTGGAAACCTAATTCTACCTCTTTATACCCGTCTGGATAACCATTGTTACCTGTGTAGTTGCCACACTTAATGATGTCTTGATCCCCTGTAGGGCCGAACTCACCGTCACCATCGTTGTGGGCGAATAGGTAGGCGACATAACTATCGTTATTGATGTTATTACTGCCTCCTAAAGTAAACACGCTGTCTGTTGGAGCCGTGTCATTCCAAGCACTAGAATCATCTAGCGCAGCGTCACTAACATGTAGTCGAAGATAATCTGTCTCAGGCGATGCGCCTGGAGATGTGGCTGCTGTGCTGAGCATGCGGTGATAAACATTCCAACCAAAGCTACTATCTAAATTCTTAACGATAATCATACCAGGAACACTACCAAGATTGTGGCTGACTGTACGACTAGAAGTACCATTCCCAGTGTAAGTCACCACATCAAAGAACTTAGGGGCTTTGCGGAATGTCCAAGAGACGTAGTCTAAATCACTATTAGTGAACCCACTAAATGCACCAAGGGTAAAACCATCTGTGTTGAAGGAGGTCATATAGGTACTAGAATAGTTCTTCGCAGCGGTGCTGGCTGTCTCCAAGTAATTCCCTGCACCCATCTCCGTATCTGTAATAGTTGAAGAAGAGAACGCATTCCTTGCCTTAAACCACACCATGCCTCCCTCAGTAGCTAAGTCTATATTATTAGTTATAGTCTGACCGCCTACCTGAGTTTGAGTCCCGTGATACAAATAAGTGCTGAACACATCCTCTACGTTCAGGGCTTCATCACCAGCGGCAGACATCATTAGCTTTTTAATATTGCTCATTCTATATTACCCTAAGTTTAACCCTGCTGTGAAGCCCTGCCAAGTAGTGCCACCATCATATGTGTAGAACACAAACTGATCTACTGCAGATGCTGTACTTGTAAGTTGTGGCGCACCTGATGCTGCATACTGATCTAAGCTAGGCCACACTACAGCAGCAGGCCATGTTACAGTATAACCACTAGCACTTGCATCCTGTACAATCTTTAGTGAGAAGCCATAGGCTGTACCGCTTGATGGTGGATTACTGAATGTAAACGTAGTGTTTTCACTTAGTGTGTGGCTGAATACGTTACCTGCTTCACAGTTAATTGTTGTGCTACCACCTGATGACGTTACAGCTTGATAGGTTTCATTGTAGGATGATACTATAAGTTCGCCATCAATGTCAACATCACCAGTGTAAGTTTCTAGTGAAAAACTTGTAAGTTTTGTATCAAGCTGTGTTTGGATGTTAGAAGTTACACCGTCTACAAAGTTTAACTCTGCTGTAGAGGCTGTTACACCATCCAGAATGTTAAGCTCTGCTGTAGAGGCTGTTACGCCATCCAGAATGTTAAGCTCTGCAGTTGTAGCAGTAACACCATCTAGGATGTTTAGCTCTGCAGAAAGTGCTGTAACGCCTAGATCACTTAACCCATCTGGTTTAGAATCTAGTGCAGCCTCTAGCCCATCTACGTTAGCGATAGTGTGGTTGTGGCTATCATCAGCAATGACTGTAGTAATAGTGATGTTAGAGGAGCCATCAAAGTTAGCTGCACCCGATACGTCACCGCCTAGGGTGATAGTACGTGCTGTTGTAAGAGCATCTGCTGTTGCTGCCACACCAGAGATAGATGCATTAATGCTACCTGTAACAGTAAGGTCACCGTCTACATCAGCATTACCTGTAACATTTAAAGTACCTACATTAGCAGTGTCTACTGCAGCAGTGTCAATGTTAGCTGTACCATCAATGTACAGGTTACGCCACTCAGAACCTACAGCACCTAAGTCATACGTATCATCTGTAGCAGGTAGTACATTAGAGCTTACATCAGCAGCAAAGCTAACGGTGTCAGTGGCTGCATCACCAAAGGTAAGGTTACCTGCGATAGTAGCATTGCCAGTTACAGTGAGGTTACCACCAATAGTAGCGTTGCTTGTTACAGCTAAGGTGTCCTGTAGTGTAGTAGCACCCTGTACGTTTACTGTGCCATCTACATCAGCGTTACCTTCAAGGAACAGATCTTTATAGCGAACTGCATCAGTACCCAAACTAATTACATTTGTAGTCTTAGGGCGTAGCAGAGTAGCTGTAGCTATAATATCTTGTACAGGGCCAAGCCTTGTAATAGGCGCACCATTCTCAGCCGTACCATCATGTACATGTCCTGTAGAATTATTGAACGCTGCATCAATAGCGTTAAACTCATTATCAAAGTCATCAGCATCAATTACGTTGCCGTTAGCAATGTTATTAGCTGTGTCTTGGCGTGTATAACCTGCCATATCAGTTTTCCTTACTGTCTATCATCTGTAGCATACTCAAAGAGTGCTGTGTCTAATAGGAATGCTGCATCATCACTATTATCTTCAATACGTATCGCTACTGTTTCACCAGAGCCAATAACTTGGTTAAGGTAATTCTGAGTTCTAGGCGCACCAAACACAGCAGTGCCAAAAGTAGACGTGTTATCACTATAGATGCCGACCGCACCACCCGTCTGTACAATCTGAAACGAAGGTGGCTGAATATACCCTGTTCTGCCTTGATTAAACTTAATACCTGCAGTTATATTGATAGCACCAAAAGGCTTAATGTAAAAGTTCAACTTATAGAAAGTCTTACGTACTTGAGGGTCATTAATAGGCATATAAGGTGATTCATAGATAGCATCAATAGCAGAGCCATTACGGCTAGTGCCTACATCTAAGTTATACACGTAGCCATCATTATTAGCAAAGATACGATACTCATCCTCACCAATAAACTGAGAGTCTGCAATGTATACTTTAAAGCCTTTAAGCTCAGCCCACTGAAAGCCTTGACCCCCTTGGTCAATAAACTTAGTACCTAGCACACCCTTAGCAACACCATCCCGTTCACTGTCTACATAAGCAAACAATCTGTACTGAGCTTTACTACGAATAACAGTACTGCTAAAACTAGCAGCGTAGTCCTGTAGTTTAGTTACTGTAGGTCTAATGTTCTTAGATGCAACATCAATACCAAAGTCACCAATACGGTCTGTAGAACTTAGTGTACGCAAACCGTCAGGGCCAAGGAACATAACATCTGCGCCTACCTCTTGGATAGTATCAGCACTTAAGCATCCCAAGTCTTCTGTCACAGCACTCATAGAAAAGTCTGCTGCGCTAGTACCTGTGATACGCATGATCTTATCTACAGCAAAGATGATAAGCTGATCACGGAATACAATAAGACCTGTTATCTCTGAACCAATACTTATACTACCAGCACCGTTAGCTGGGTCTAAGTCATCTGCACTATAGGGTGCTGTAAAGACTAGCTCTGTACCTACACCAAAGAAGAGCGTACTCTTAAACATACAAACATGACTAGCACCCTCTACAGCATCATTAGTTGCTGAACTTGTCATGTGCGTCAATGTACCCGCAGTGCGATCATAGTATGCAGGGAAGTTTACACCATCAACAAAGCATATCTGGTATACGTTATTGAAGTTGTATCGTGCCTGTCTTACCTTAGTGAAGGTAGTGTTAGGTGCTGTAGCAAGAGAAGTCCATGTAGGTGTAGCATCAATGGCGTTGCCTATGTAGTATACGCCATTACGTGCAGCAATGACCTTTTGGTTGTTAGCCTGCTGCACTAACGCTAGAGCCTGTACTACACCAGAGCCAGGAAGCTCAGCATCAATAAACTTTGTGTAGCCTGCTACCTTACGGTAACCACCATCAAGTGAAGGCTCAAAGTTCTGCAGTTGAAATGCTGAACCTACGTTATTAATACCTTGTTGTAGTGGGCTGATGTTTGTAATCAACCCACCAGTAAAAGGTACAGGAAATGTTTGCCACTGTGTAGCCATTATTAAGCTCTCAGGCTAGGTCTATTGCGTGTAATAACTGTAGAACGTATGTAGTCATAACGGTTTATGTACAAACTACGCATGTACTTAATACCTGATTCAAACTTACCCTGTGCAATCTGAGATGCCTGTGTATCAGCACGGAACTGATAAGCGTAGAACATAGCACCATCTACAATAGTATGCTTAAACTCAATAGGAACGTTAGGTACATCATCATACAACTCAAGTGATACCTGATTGCGGTAGTACTCATATACTATTTCATATGCTTTGTCTGGGGTAGGTATTATGAGAAACTCTTGACTAGGTGCTCGTGAAACATGACGGGGAATATCTTGTAAATCGCTACTAGAGTTATACTCATAATCAACGTATCTGTCAAGGTATTCTTGATAATCCATTGATTTAAGTTTAGTAGTGCTTACATTTAATGCGTCACTTTTCTTTATGCGAAAGCTTTGCATATCAATTAGTTTAGCATCAGTAGGATAATCGTAACGTGTTACACCAGGAGTAAGAGTCTCTTCTTCTAGGATGTGATTCCAAGGCCAGTTATACTCTTCATGGTTGATATGTCTTAGTGAGGCATTTACAGCATCCTTAGCTGAACTATAGAAACCTCCAGCAGTATCAAAGTTAGAACTTGTTAGCTCTACTTCATTAAGCCTGCGATTTACCTCGTTTACTAGCCCTAAATAGTTATATGCCATTATTTATTCCTTACACGTAAACGAACCTTACGTTCTACTACTAACCCATTCGTGTCGGCTATACGGCAGTAGAACTGATACTCTATATTATTATCACCAGAGCCTAAACGTGCAGTTGCTACTTTGTCTGTGTTAGTAGCAGAGATAAGCTGTATGCCCTTCACAAGCTGCCCACTAGGGATAAGCTGAGTCTTTACACCATCAGCATCATCAACAAACCAAGTAACACTACTAAGTGTTGCACCGCTAAGAAAGCGTGACCAGTCAATGCTATAGTCTAGTATTTCATCAGGGTCTTTGTTGGGCCATTTAAGAGACATTATTATTATTCCTATGCTGCACGAACATACGCTGTGTTACCTAGTGTACTATACTCACCAATGTAAGCAGTACGATCTCTGCTGTAGTTATCTTTAATTGCTTCATAGTCAAACTGTACTACATTGACTGTCTCATCTCCTACAGTAAATGTACCTTGTACGCCTGTTGGTACTACTACAGCTTTACAGTCTAGTGTGACAGTATTCAGTGCTGTTGTACCTGCGACACCCGTTAGCGCTACATCAGCCTCAGCATCAATGACAACCTCATCCCCGTCAACCAGAATAGAGTCAGTGATAATGTCACCTTCTACCCCTACAGGAAGTACAACAGACTTAGCTGCTACAGTTACAGTATTTGCCGCACCAGTGCCTGCAACACCTGTAACGCTAAACACTGCTTCTGCATCGATGATGATCTCATCGCCAGACACGAGTGGGTCATCCGTGATTACATCAGCTTCTACACCAGTCGGTGCAACTACAGCCTTAGCTACTACTGTTACATCATCTACTGCACCAGTACCTGATACACTGTTTGTAGTAAAGACAACACCTGTACCGCCTGTGGCTGTAACTGTGTTAGCTGTTCCTGTAGCAGATACACTTGCTGGTGTAAGAACTGCCTCAGCTTGGGGGGTAGGTACACCTATAGCACCATCACCCTGTGTGCCTACAAGATCAACATTAGTACGTGAGCTAACGTCAATCCCTGTATCTACTGCACCTGTGCCTACTACACCAGTAAGTAAGACTGTAGGGCTGGCCTGCTCATAGCTCTCACCAAAGGTAGCTACGGAGAAAGGATTAGTTGAGTAGGCCATGCTTTACTCCTTATGCAGCAGCATCACTTGAGAGTACACCGTACCAGTTTGTACCACCATCACGTGTATGGAAGACCAACACATCAGTTTCACCACTTGCAGGAGCATCTGGTGCAGTACCACCTGCCCACTTAACTGAGCTAGGCCATGTGACTGTTGAGCCGTTGCCTGTTAGCTGTAGGACAAAACCAACAGAACGTCCTGACGTTACACTACCAAAGGTAAAGGTTGTGTTACCTGACATGGTAAGGCTAAATGCACCTGCATTATCTGCATCAGGTGCGGGAGAAGTGCCAGACAGACTATCATAATCCTCTTGCAAACTCTCCGCTAAAACAACACCAGAAAAAGTAGGGGATGAGGAAACATTAAGCGTAACTGAACCGGACGATCCTCCACCAGTTAAGTTAGTACCAGCCGTGACGCCAGTGATATCTCCAGTGTTTGTGGTATAGCCAGCACCGTTAGTAAGCTGGTTATTATTTGTAATGTAGTTAGCATTGGTTGCACCAGTGTAACCTAAATCACCAAGAGTTAAAGTACGAGTACCCATGCTGGTAATAACACCGTCTGTGACGAAGATATTATCAATAATAGTTGAGCCAGAAGTATTGATGTCGCTGTCAGTGCCGATTACAGTGTTGTATGTACCAGACGCTTGCTTACCATCCAGCGCAGTCTGCAACCCATCTACATTTGAGATAACGTGGTTGTGGCTATCGTCTGCTACAGTAACAGTGAGTGTAGCATTGCCAAGGTTAGTGAATGTAGCGCTACCAGACGCATCACCAGAAAGCGTCAATGTAGGGTCAGCCGTGGCTGTGGTAGCAATGGACACGTTGCCCAAGTTAGTCATTGTGCCTGAGCCAGTAACTGCACCTGTGAGTGTAACTGTCGGGTCAGATGTAGCAGTAGTAGCAATACTGATATTACCAGAGCCATCAAAGTTGGCATTACCTGTGACAGCACCTGTGACAGCAATATTACGTGCGGTTGCTAATGTGCTTGCCGTACTTGCGTTGCCACTAAGAGCAGCAGTAACTGTACCAGCACTAAAGTTACCAGAAGCATCACGGGCTACAACTTTAGATGCCGTATTGTTAGGGGTAGCATCTACGTTAAGCGTAGGTGTAGAACCCTCACCAGATGTACCACCTGTAAGGTAGTTTCCTGATGTAACAGTAGATACGTAATCACCTGTAGTGTCAGTACCAAGTGCTACAGAGTTAGGCTGGATAGTAGTAGCAATAGAAGCATTACCTGTACCGTCAACACCAGTAACGCTACCAGTGACATCACCTGTCAAACTAATAGTGCGACCTGTCTCCCAAGCTGTTGCAGTAGCTGCATTGCCTGTTGTGTCTTGGTTACCTGCAGTGTTAACACCGGGAAGGTTAATGCTTGCTGTACCATCAAATGATACACCACCAATGTTACGTGCTGTCTCAAGGGCAGTAGCTGTATCAGCATTACCTGTTACATCCCCAGCGACATTACCTGTTACATTACCTGTTAAGGCTGCTGCCACACTATTAAATGTTACATCAGAAGATGTTTCTACAGCCTGACCAATGTTAATGCCAGAGCCATCTACAGTAACACCTGTACCTGCATCAGCAGAGAATGTAGTACCTGTGAGTGTTACACCGTTACCTGCACTGTATACAGCAGTCTCAGCGATTACAGAGAAAGTAATGTTAGTAGTACCGAATGTAATCGTACCACTTGTGTTCATCACATAGAGTTCACCTGCACCTGTGTCACCTTCTTTAACGAAGAATGCGTCACCTTCACCAAACGCATTAGGGTCTGATACACCATAAGAGTCAGCATCTGTAGAACGAGTAAGTACCCAGTTAGTAGAGCCATCACCTACAGTAGTAACAGTATAAATACCATTGTGTGCAGCATTAGTTTGGTTATAAATAAGTACACGATCTGCAGAGCTAAGAGCTACGCCATCAATAGTAATAGCTGCTTGTGTACCTGCATTAGTAAGTGTAGCACCTACGCCAGATGTACCATTGTCATATGTAGCGTTTAGGTTAGTTGGTGATTCTACACGTACTGGGTCATGATAGTGAATACCTGCAGCAGCAATAGTGTCAACGTACTGCTTTGTAGCTGCGTGTAATGCACTCTGAGGATCACGATTAAGTTCAAGATCACCTGCAGCATTAAAGAATGCAGCTTTAGTAGCAGGCTGTGTAATGAACACCTCAGACTGTGCTGTAAGACTAACGGCACTTCCTGAGTTAGAACTTGCTAAAATGGTAGTACGAGCTAGGAGTGATGAACCTTCTGTCCATGTACCTAGCCCGACTTCCCATTCATTAGTGCTAGGCTCTAGTAAGGCATAGTACGTAGTATCGCCATCAGACAAAGCAGCAGCAAAAGTCTGAAAGCCATCCACTGTACCATTGAGGGTAAGTGTACCCGTACCTGTAGTGGTACTTGTTTGTTTTACTCTGTCTTTAATTACTAGAGCCATAGTCTATGCTCCTATTAAGCGATACGAATGATAGCGTTTGATGCGTCTGCAGCAGGGAACTGAATAGTGTAGTCACCATTTGTAGAAGTTTTAGTACCACCAAAGTCAATCACTGCGATTGCTGCATTAGAAGCATTAGTATTATAAATAATACAACCGTCTGCAGAGATAGTAGAAGATGTGAATACTTCATCATCAATGTCAATGATAGCAGTTGTGCCATCTACTGAGATAGTAACGTTGTCTAGTACTTGACCACCAGCTGTATAACCAGTGCCTGTAGCTTCGTCAGAGTTACCAGTTACGTCAGAGTAGTTAGTAGTTGCAGCACCATAAGTGCCTGAAGGTGTAGCTTTAATCAGAGCCAGTTTGATAGAGTGGGTATCCAAATCATGAGTACCACCCAGTAGTTCCGACTTAAAGCTTGTACACATTGCTGTTGTGATAGCCATTATTGGAGTCCTTTGTAAGAGTATAACGTACTAAAGGGCCAGCCTCAGAAGAGACCAGCCCAATAGGTTACGCAAGATTAGGCAGCGTTGTAACGTGCTGTGATAAGTGCCTCGGGGCGCAAGATTTTGCGTCCGTAAAGGTGCATACCACGTACAATGTCAGCAAAGCTGTCTGGGTCACGGTAGTTCTCAACTTTGTTGATCTGCTCAGCAGAAGCAACAGCATCGTCCTGACCAGCTACGATAACACCGTAGTTAGCGTCTTGTGCAGTTGTACCAGAAGTACCAGCACCAGTGCCTTTAGCAGGCAAAGCATTGGACACATAAACACGGAAGCCGTGAATGTTGTTCAACACCAGACCGTTTTGCAAGCCTGAGCCACCAAAGTCGCCATTCAACATACGTGAATCTTCGTCTTTGAGCATCTCTACGAACACGGGGTCAAGAACGACCCAACGTCCACGTGCATCTACATTTGCTGTGTCCATCTTACGAGCCATACGTGCAAGTACAGTCAAAGGGGATACAGTTGTAGCTGACAGGGCTGTTGCACCTGGCAAACGTGGAGCCAATGGTACGGAGTCACCTGCAGTCGCTGTACCAGCAATAGTCAAGTTACCGAAGTCAGTTGCGTCTAGGTGATTAGCTGCAAGATATTCACCTTCTACTGCAGCATTGTCTAATGCTGTGCCGTGCTGTGCATCACCACTAGAGGTAGCAATAAATGCACCTGCAGATGTGTGACCTGAGAGGTAAGACAATACGTCTGCATCCATTGCATCAGCCATCTTATATGCAGCACGATCAGCAGCCAAGCTGGTGAAGTCTACGTTTGCAAACTGCTCTTCAATGTCATCCATTTTGAAAGCAAAGTAGTTAGCTTTGTCAATGGTGAGCGAGAAGTCAGAGTCATCAAGCTTCTCTACTGAGATACCTGTGTGACGCTGCAGAGCGTTGACTGTTACGTCTGGCTCTTTTTGAATGCGAACTGTGTCGCCTTGGTTTGCAATCTCACCAAAGTAAGAGTTGTTAGTGATTGCGTTAGTTACAGCTGCACGGCGAAGTGCAATCTGTGCTTGTTTGGAGTAAATAATCGGGGAGAAGTTCCCGTCAAATCCACCACTAGCGGAAGTAATAGCCATGATTGATTCCTTTCAAAGATATGGCGTGAAGATAGACACTACATACCCACTTGAAAGAGGCTCGTCTTAGTAGGGTGGTCAGCGTTGCTCTAAGGATGGCCGTCCGTTGAGCGCTGGGCCTATAATCTGAGGTAGTTCTTTTGGTGTGGCTAGTGCTTATTGAAAAGCATGTACAGGCAGTTTATGCCTGACACTGTACATACCTATAGTTTTATCTACTAATGAGAGTTTGTCAACTTATTTCTTACTCATATCGTAAATAAACTTACCAGAGCGCTGAGCATCAAAGATCTCATCCATGCGCTTCTCGTATTCCTTAATAGACATCTTAGCTACCTGTGACTCAGTGATGTACTTAGATGAATCATCTGTGTCTGGTGTAGCACGTCCTTTAGCTTTAATCGAGGACGCTGCTGCCTTATCTGAACTAGAAGAGGCTTTAGTCTTAATGCCTTGATCTGCCTTATAAAGATCAATAACACGTGCAACTGACTTAGCGTCTTCACTGTTCTCATACAGAGCATCCTGTACGACTTTAGGTTGTTTCTCTGCCCAAGAGTGGAACGCATCATCTGCACGAATCTCTTGGAAGTCGGGGTGAAAAGAGAGTAACTCTGCTTCTGCCTTCTCACGCTTAGCTGTAGAACGTAAAGATTCAATCTCTTTTAAACGTCCATCAAGCTCAGAGGAGCGCTCACTAGCTTTCTTATCAGCGATAGCCTCAACGATACCTGCTACATCTGGATACTTCTTAGCCCAAGCCTCTACTTCGTCTTCTGACTTAGGTAGTACAAGCTCATTCTTTGTAGCTGCATCTAGCTGTGCTGTAAGCTTATCTAGTTGTGCCTGAAACGCTTTCTCTTTCTCTTGAGTGTGTCGCCGTAGATCACCATAACGTTTCTTGAAGTTCTTTTCCTCAGGGCTTAGATCTTCATCTTGTGCTTTGGCTTGTGGTTCTTCTTCTTGTTTGGTACTACTCTCTGCCTGAACTTGGGGTTCGCTAGGCTCTGAGCTATAGGGTTGCGCTTCAACAGCTTCTTCTTCTGTTTCATCTTGTGTTACGCCTGCCTGTTTAAGCAGTTCCCGTAGCTCAGCCTCATCACGTTCTACACGAGAAAGGTTACGTTTGTGGGACTTTGAGTCCGTTTGAATTAGGGCTTCCGACATTTATTACTCCTTATGTTGGGGCCAGCCTTAGCTGGGTAGCCTTATAGTTTTATGGGTAGTCTAGTAGTTACTTCTTTTTCTTCTTCATCAGGCCGCCTTTGTTCATGCCTCGCTGACCGCCTGCACCACGAGTTGCACCTGCTTCCTCCGCTGCTTTATCATCCTCTGACTGAGGAGCAGTAGAGGGTGCTGACTCACGACCAATCTCTGCAATACTCTTACCTGTATCCTCAGATTCTTTTTGAATATCTCTAGACCTAGATATAGCGCTTTTTGTTGCGGAGAACGTATCATCTTCCTTGTCTTTGCGTAACTGCGCAGTGGTACGTGGTACTGGACTTGCTTTGAGAGCATCATTAGCAGCTTTAACTTCTGCTGTTTCTGCAGCTGTTGCAGCAGGAGTGTAACCTGCCTCAGGTGTATAAGTATACGGTTCTGTTACACCAGGGGTATCAGTCATAGCTGCTTCTACTGCCTCAGGCGTCATTACAGGAGGTGGTGCTGTAGGTGCTACCTCAGGCTTCTTAGCTTCTTCTGTCTTACCAAACAGACGCTCAAACAAACCAGGCTGATCTGCAGTCATAGTCTCTGTAAGATCTGTATAGAAAGCCTTTTGTTTAGCATCCAAGGAAGGATCTTCCATACGTCTCGCAAGCTCTTTAGTGACCTGCTTAGATTGATGCCACGTAGCTGCTTTGAAGGCCATACCAATAAGAGGATTAACCATACCTAAACCTAATGCAATAGTGGTTCTATTTGTATCTTTCTGTGCATCAACTAGGTCACGTAACTCTGCTGCTGACAAGCCTTTGTAGTCAATAGGCTCTGGATCAGATGCACTTGGGTCAAACGAACTATCATCGTCACTAGTTGCAGTTTCTTTAGCTTCACTAGGTACAGCATCAGGAGTGTAGGGAGAATACCCATCAGGCACTGCACTCATAGGCATACCGTTGAAGAACAGAATAGTAATGATATTACCTGCAGCATTGCTATACTGGCGCTGCTCCATGCCTGTGCCTTGGTAGTTCTCTTCTGTCAGAGGGATGTCACCTGTATCGACTAACCCACCAGGAGCATAACCAGAGATGTAACCACCCTTGTTCATCATAGGTTGTTCTGGCTCACCATCGTCAACTATCTGTAGCTCAGAGATGTCAAAGGGTAGTTCATCACCACCCATCTCCATACCAATAGGCTCACCACCAATACGTCCATTAGCTTCCATAGCATTGAAGCCTGTCTTAGCTTCTGTACGTAGATCCTCAAAGAACTTGACACCAAAGAAACGAACTACATCAGCAGGTACAACATACTCACCCTCACTTAGTTGAGCAGGGATGTCATCACGTACTTCTTCTGGTAAGGAGCCTGTAGGGACTTCATTGCCTGACACGGGATCTACCTCTGGCTGGTCACCAAAGGCCATTTGCATCTGTTCATCCATTACTGCTCCACCCTCGTTAAATAATCTAAGTTTGCCATCTTTAGTTCTAACAGCAAGCTCTTTTAGTTGTGTTTTAGTGGGTTTCTTTACACCCTTAGCCAATACTAATGGCCCTACCTGAATAACCTCATCAGCCTCAAATACGGGAAGACCAGTATTCTTATCATAGAAGTTACTCTGCCTGTAAGGGTTCATACCTACTTGTGTCCACTCAGGGTCAGATAAAAGCTTACGTGCTTGTTCTTGTAAAGAATAAGGGTCTTCTGGAACATAGTCACCATACACACGAGCAATAGTAGCCTTACCCATAGGTTTCTCTGGAGTATCAGTCCCTGCTTTAGCGCCCCTTAATCGTGCTTTACCTCTAGCTATATCCAAGGCATCCTGTGACTCAGATCCAAACTTAATGTTCTTAAGACGAACAGCTTGACCATAACCTAATACAGAACCTTTTGTATCATTCTTACCGTCATGTATAGATACAACCCAAGTGTCGTAGTTGTTATATGCAGGTATATCTAACCTAGAGCCTACACGAGTGCCTGCAGGGATGTCAAAGCCCTTCACACCTACAACACCTGTCTTCTGTACCTTCTTTCCTAAAGACCCTGCGACCTGTGCAACAGTAGGCATTAATGGCATAGTCTCTTCTGTGTATATAGAAGTAACAGGTAGGTCTTCTTTTATTATATTACGAGCTTCTTTGGAGGTGATGTTACCTTGGTATAAATCTTCTGCAGCAGCTTTAGAAGCTTCTGTATTTGCTTGACGTTTATTCTCTGGTATTTTATTAGCCTGTTGCCACGCTGAAAGAGCATCATCACTCTCTAAAATAGCAGCGGCTTCTTCTACATCATCCTGTTTAGGTTTTAATTGTACATTACCAAGACCAGAACCCATAGCATTAGGGTCTACCTCTACACGCTTGGCTACATCAAATACTTCTTTAGCACCCTTTTTAATGGCTTTAGCAGCAACATCGCCTAAGCCTGGTACAAGTCCTACAAGAGCAGCCCCGCCCAGCGCACCCGCTAAGTAGTAATTAGGCTCATCTTTTTGTAGTTCGTCATAGACATCTTTAGCAGCCATAGCGTCACCAATGATAGGTGTAGCACTAGCAACAAAGGTAGCAGCATCTTTAAAAGACACCTCTGGAATGTCTACAGCAAGTTTCTTACCTTCTGCAGCCCAACCTAAAGCTTCCTCTGTCTGCTTATCTAAGTCAGCCATTCACTTTGTCCCTCAAGTACTTTAGTTGTCTCAGCGCTTTGATAGCACCCTGATGTCGGTATAGCTCTGCAGTATCAGAGATGTTTTCCATACTTCTATGTGTGGAAGAGATGCACCCATCAAGCTCCTCAATGAACGCATCCCATATCTGTTTATCGTTAACTAGCTTCTTAAGCGACATTACCAGTAAACCCTTGCTCACCCGGTGTAGGTGCTGTGCCAATGCCTATCTGAGAGCCACCACCACCTGAGGTGTCCTGTACGCCCTGTGGAGCCTGTCCTTCTGGTGCTGGGCTACCCTGAGGCATGTTAACGCCTTCTGGCCCTGCAGGAGGCTGTACGGGAGCCTGGAAGCCTTTTAGGATCTCAGCTTGGATAGCCGCATCCTGCATGGAGTTAGTAACCTTGTCTGGGTCAAGATCCATAGACTTAGCAATCTCACGGATGATGTAGTCCATCTTAGCAAAGGGAGCTAGTACTGGGTTCTGTGCAACTTGCAGGAACTGCATCAAGCGTTGTGACCGTACTTCGTTAGCCATCAAGCTTTCTGTACCAGAGGCATGTACCTCTAAGTCACCTCGAATCTTCTCATCAAAGTCAAACTGCATGTTGAATGAGAAGAATGCTTTACCTAGTGGGCGAATCAAGTAGTCATCTACGTTCTTAACTACCGTCCGAATAGAACCGTTAGCAGCACTCATAAGCATGGAGATACCAGAAGCTGTACGCCCAACGCCTGATACTCCGGTTTGTCCATGAGCAAAGCTAGGAAATCCAGTACTCTCATCAGCTAGAACTCGTGCCTTATCAAAGAGTTGCATGTTCTCTTGTGCTACGTTAGGGAACTTAGTACCAAAGATTCCTTGCCCTGGAGCACCACCCTGACGCCGGAACACCTTGCCTGGGTACACAGATAAGTCTTGACCCGGAACCATGTTGGTCTCATCTACTTCAATGATAAGATTACCAGACAGTGCAGCATTGTCAATAGCCATACGCATAAAGCCATTCATCAATGTCTGAGTATCATCCATGTTCTCAGCAATACCTACACCAAAGAAGGAGTAAGGGTTATGCTCATAGGGTACGGAGTAGTAAGGGATACGTGTAGGTTTGAATGGATTAAGTACAAAGCGAAGTACCTCACCATTACAGATCCAAACGTTACAGTTTACTTCATCTAAATCTTTAAGTGCCTTGGGGATAGCAACACCATGCTGTTCAAGTACAGACGTATCAACAAAGCCCCAGAACTCTAATACTTCCCAGCGCTCAGAGGCTGGCTGTGTATCGTCATCCTCCATAGTCATTTCCCAGTACTTCTGAATGTAGCTGGGGCCTTTATCAATAGCCATGCCGATTGAGTCTGACATAAAGTAAGGGCGAGACTTGAGTGAGCGTAGCTGTGTGCGGGACATCTTATGACGTTGAACAACATACTCTGCATCATTCATAGACTTAGCTTCTGGGTCAGGATAGAAGTCCCATATAGAAACGTGGCTACACTCAGGTACGGTCTTTACAATAGGGTCATACTCACCCTCATCATCCCAGTTAGGATACTCCTTATCTACAGCAAACGGGCCTTTCATGACACCTGTGCCAAGTAGAGCCATCTCAAATGCCATAGAGCGTAGATGCGTAGAAGCACCAGACTCTTGAAGCTGGTCATGTATCTTCTTTTCCATCTTCTTAGCTGCAACCATGGCAGGATGGAATGTAACGGTAGTTGGTGTAGTACCGTCACCCTCAATGATCTTATCTGATACTGCTTCTAGCTTGCTAGACAGGGGGCCAAGACGCCTAGAGAGATCTGCTAGTGTCTCACCAGGTTCTAACTTATTGTTACCATCAAGTAGGTATGGCTGTGCTTTGCCTTGCTGTGTTACAGGCTTTAGTGCATCACCAGCAGCAGCAGCATTAGGATCGACATTAATGTGTACCGACTCAGCTACACCATCAGGGAGCACAGAAGGGTTTACAGAAAGAGGAAACTTGTTGTTACCGAATAATACGTCTACGATCTGACCGTATGCTGCAAGTGTTTTAGTCTTAGTGACCTTAACAAATACACGAGACTTCTCAGTGTCAGTGAACTGTACATCCTTGCCATACAAGCCACGATAGTTACGATAAGCACGTAGCCAACGTTCCTCATCCGCAAAGCGAGAATCCTCAGCACGTTTGTAGCGCTCTTCAATAAAAGATACTACACTTGATTTAGTCTCAAAGATACTGTCAGTACTGTCTTCTGCAGCTACGACTTCATCTGTTTCAAACATTTCTTCTTGTTCTGCCATTATCAATACCCGAATGATGGATCACTAGCCTGAAAGCCAGTGCGTTGTTTTGCTGGGTTGTAATCCCATATGCTGCTACGTGGACGTGTCATAATACCATATCTTAGAGCGTCATATAAGTGATCCTCTGCATGAGTATCAACATCTTCTGGGTTTCGCTTGTCCAGAGGAATACTAGGTATCTGTGCAATAGTGTTTGTACAGTTATCCATGAATACAAGTTGAGGCTTCTCAGTGAACTCATCCACCTTTAACCGTCTATGTATCTCGTTCTTACCTGCGACACGTGAGCCTCTTGACCTGTCAGACGGACGCCAACGACACCCTTTTTGATTCATCTGCTCTGCCAAGCTAGGCCCAGTGTCGCCACGGTTGTGCCATAAAGAACTATCTAGCACCCCGTATCGTATTGTACCATCTTTTGCTTCTGCTTCAAGTATTAAATCTGCTAAATCAGAAGCTGTAACTTTAGAGACGTACATCTCACGGTACACAATGACTTGCTCATCAGGTGCTACAGCAAACCACAGAACACCAGTGTAGCTACCATAACCGTAATCGCAAGACCTAAACTTTGCCCAAGAGTCAGGTACATCGAATGCGTCCACGACATGTATCTTTCGGTCAAACTCTGGAAAAGCTGCACCCTCGTTAATGTCCCAGTTACCTTCAAGTAACTGCTTGCGCTGATGCTCTGGAAGCGAGAGAAGCATTGCTTCATAGTCGCCAGCGTCAGCCAAGTACGGATTGTCGAATAGAGAGGCTGGAATAAAGCGTCTTTTAAATAGAGGCATACCTTCTTTACTATGCCCTTTAGGGAAAGTAATCGTGTCGCCTGTTTCAATATTAGTTGCCCAGAACGGCTTACCACCGATTGCAGGGTCAATAAACATCTTTTTAACCCAAGCATGTCCTGCTCCTCCGGGGTTTGTTGTTGCTCTCATGTATAGGCCAAGATTGGAAGCATGTGCAGATCTCAAGCGAGACCTCATATAATCCCAAGCGTAAGGGCTAGACCATTGCGTAAGCTCATCGAATCCAATCCAGTTAAAAGCCTGACCTTGATACCGTGTGACATCCGTGTCTTTATCAAGATAAGACATCCAAAGTCTGCCACCCTGAGGAGAAGTCCATTGCGATTTACGTTCCGACCACTTAATACCAGGTATTGCACGGGGGTATAACTCCTGACTCTTTTGTATAAGTTCTCTTAGTTCTTCCGTAGTATGTCGGACTAGCAACCCTGAGAAGTTAGGGTCATTCAGTCCATGTAGAGGGTCAGCCAACATGGCGTAGCTCTTACCTCCACCAGCTGCTCCACCATAAAGTACCTCACGTTCTGACGCACTCAAGAAGGATGTCTGAGGGCCAGGGTTAGGTTTGAATACTACCTGCTGAGCTTCCTCAACATCATACTCAGGCGCTTTAACTTGTGCAGGTATACTCTCTACAACAGTAGCAACAGGCTCCTCAATACTTTTCGTTAGGGTCTGTGTAGGCTCCTGCGCCTTTCCTTTCGAGCTTTTCGATTTGGTCAAGCGTTTCTTCGAGCCACTTGGCAAGCTTACGTTTAATTGTAATTGCTTTTCTACGTTTTTGCTCAACTTCGATTCTTTTCTTTAGGCCTGTAAAAGATATAGTTCTACCTGTCTCTTTACTTAGCCAGGCTGCTACCGCACGATAACTATACTGCTTAAGGTGACGCTTTGCAAGCTCTAAAGCCTCAAGTTCTGACTCAATAGGTAAAAGCACCCTATCGTTCTCTGGATCTACCCTGTAGCCAAACGGTACTTTCTTAGCAATCTTAACTATAGGATGCCATTCTTTTGTGTGGTTCTTGGGTGGTAACGGTAACTGCCAGAACCCTAAGTCTCTATCAGGTATTATTCGTTTGAACCTTCTTTTGGTGGCAGATAGAAGATGCCTCCACCAGATGTTACGTCTATTTTGTCTACCTTACCAAGTCCTGCACGATCTAGCAAGTCCTTAGCTGCAATCATCTTCTCTTTTATGCCTAGCTCAGTAGGGTCATACAGAGCACCTACCATAGACATAGCAGCTTTAGGAGCAACACGTGCAAAGTAAGTACGTGTCTTCTCACCGATCTCATCCTTGAGAGCTTCAACAATAGCCGAAGTGCTAGATGCAGGGTCATAACCTGCAAGCTTCTTAGCTGCTACTGCATCACCGTTAGCCTCATCAAAGAGTACCTCTAGGAAGCGCTGTTGCTTTTCTGTTAGTGCTCTAGCCATGTTATTTCCTTACCACTTGCCTTGTTTTACGCCTAGGAAGTACATCCCTATTATTAAAGCACCCACACCCGCTAATGCTACTGCAATACCTACAGCCCAGTTAATACAGTTGTCTATGAACTCTTGCTTCTTATAGACTAACTCACGTTGTTCTTTGCGTTGCTGTGCTTCTATTCGTACTATCTCATCCCAGGCACTAGGGCCATACGTCCAAGAGATGTGTGCCTTAAGCTCTTCTCGCATCTCTTTGAGCTTCTGCTTTTGTGACCATATGTCTAATGCAGTAGCTTGGTTGTCATTAAACATCTTGTACATTGGAGGGTTCTTAGCTTTTTCCTCCAAGAAGTCTAGGTCACTTACAGCCTTAGACCATTGAGATACTGCACCTGCCATACCACTGATTTCTCTGCCTACAGATACAGCTTTCTTGATGCCATTGTAAGCCGTAGTAGCTGCCGCCATAGCTGTAAAAGGATCAATCATTTGAACTTAACCTCTACTGGACATACATAGTTATAACTTACTCTGTACACTCTGTCATACCAGAGACCATTCTTAGGTAAGCCACAGTCGTAGTAACAATACTGAAATAACCTATTACCACTGTCAGTCCATGCGTGATTGAATGATATAAAGGCTAGTACGCATAGCAAAACTACTTGCCCTTTTTATCTAGCATACTTTCGTGGTCACGACCAATGTACTTTAGCTCATTCTCAATAATAGCTACTCGTTGTTGCAGTTCAGTGATCCTAGAGATAGTACGGGTTAAAGCGTCTAACTCCTCCCATAACTCTTCTACATCATCCCATACGTATTGTATTTCTACACCATTACCTGCAACATCACGTTTAAGGTTAACGTTATCTTCAATAGCCATACGGGAGCCAAGCTGGCTTACTGTTTCTTCTAGGCTTGCTATTGTGGAGGCTTGTTGAGATACCCACCACACACCACCAGCAAGCTGTACAGCCATAGCAGCTACAAGTGCTAAAGGTATCTTAACGTTTTCCACAATAGCTCTCCTAACTATTTGAAACTTTCTGCTATGACATTGCGTATCTCTCCACGAGCAATGCCAATATCGTGTAACTCTTTGTCTGACATGTTGGTTAGAATCCAATAGTCAGCACGGGCTTGTTGTGCTTTCTGTAAACTTGCGAGAAAGTTTGTGAATGTTTTAACGATTAGTGCGTACATGGTATGTTCCTATGTGTTTAGCCTAGCTCCACTGCTAGACTTACATAGTTATACTCATGTTAGCGCTATTTACCTCTACTAAGTTTGCATACCCGCTATGTGTTATCCAACAGGTACAAACGTTTCAGTTACAGTAAGGATAGTGTCAATATGACCAGCAGTAGTGGGAACGTTTTGTATCTTGTCACCAGGCTGTAGTACTAGGTCAATGTTTGTGAAGGAAACGTAATCACCAGCATTCAAACTCTTGCCTGACAGAAAGTGAGACGTATAAGAATCAGCTGCTACATACCATTCTACATCTACAGAGTTTGTACTGCCACCACCGTTGACTACATGGATAAACGTAACCTCAGCTACACAGTTAGCAGGGCATGTATATACAACCTCTGTAGTATTGGTACTGTTGTGACCATACACAGAACGCATACGTGATGGCTTGCCCTGATTAACTAAACTCATTACTCGTCAACCCACGCTTCATTCTCTGGTGTGCTAGGATCATCTGCTATGTAGTGACCCTTAGATGTACGAGCACGTTTCTTACCCTTAGGTGCTGCAGCCTTCTTAGCCTTCTTAGGCTGTGTAGCTGCAATGTCAGCTGCTTCACAGATAGCATTAACGTTAGGGTCTTTGCTCTGTACGTTACCGTAGTTGTCTTCACCAGCTGACTGGTTACCCATGGAGTCCCACACGTAGCCATGCTCATCTACACGGTAACCCTTAGCTTCCAGTGCTTCTTGGTACTTGTGATAATACTTCATTACTTCATCTTCTTCATAGGACGTTCTGCTGGATTAGATGCACCACAAGCTAAGCCACCTTCCTTGTAGCCCATCTTCTTCTTAGTCATACCACCCATACCGTAGCCTGACTTCTTAGCCATACCGCCACCCATGTAACCCATCTTCTTAGCTACTTCTGGTGCTTCCTTCTTAAGAGCCTTCATACCTTTGTTCATCATTTTAGTATTCCTCATCCATGTGTTGATCTTTACAGTCCCACCCTTGGCAGGACTTCTCTTGGCTACAAACAAACTTAAACTTACTACAAGCACCTAAGCCAGACTCAATGTTCAATGACTTGAGAGTACGAGCACGGTTGTCAAAGTAATCACAGTTACCACAGGTCTTTAGCTCAGCCATCTCTGTAGGCTTATCCCAAGCCTTGCCTAGCTCCTCAGCAGTAGCACCATACATCCAGTATGTCTCTGCACGGTCACGGTTCTTAGGGTCAACCTCAGGTGGCTCCCCTAACATCAAACTCATCATCATGTTCGTTTCTTCCCTGATGCTGTAGTAGACCACTTAACTTTCTTTGGTCCTGTTTTCTTTGCTGCTTCTTTCTTACTAATCTTAGAAGCTACTGCCTTTGGTCTACAAGCTGGGTAGTCCCTACCGTCACCCTTAGACCTACCACAAGGCTTACCTGTCTTAACGTCTGTCCACTCTTCACCAAACCACTTACCTAAGCCACCAGCGGCATAACCACGAGCATTAGGCAGTACGTGTTGGCTATTTAACTTTGTTGGCTTTCGTGCCACTGTACTTACCTCCACGTGCTTTGTAAGTCTTAGTAAGCCAAGCAGACGCATAAGCGCTGGGCCATACGTCAAACTTCTTCTTAGCCTCAGCCTTGACCTTGTTATACAGTTTCGTGTTAGTCGGCTTAGGTGCTGCCATTACGCTGGCTCCCCATTGTAGCTTAGAGCTACACAGTTAGGCACTATCGTTGCGTGACTGTACTGCTCTTTAATCTTACGTGCTTCAGCTACGATAGAAGCCTGACACTCCTCTACACTGCTAAACACATACGGACTAGTCAATACCTGGCAATGCTCAGCTAAGGCAGACATACATACCATCATAACACCAAGAGTACCTATGCTCACCATTTTACTTTATCAGCCCAGTACGCAGCAGAGAGCTTACCCTTCTTGATATTCTTAGCATGTCTAGCTTTGAAGGATGCACGTTTCTTCTTCATGCGATCAGATTCACCTGCTTTAGGCTTACCTGCTGTGGACGCTCCCTGTTCACCGAAGCGGATGAGCTTAATGGTGTCACCTTCTTTGGCAAGGACAGCGTGGGACTTGGTAGGGTGCTTGGGAGTACGCTTGGGTTTGTTGTAACCTTCAAACTTCTCACCTCTATACTCAATCGCCATAAGGTCTCTTCCTGTCAGGGTCTAACACATCACTACGAGATAACATGCCCTCTAAGTACATAGCCCTCTCTACGTGATCCAGAGAGTACCTAACCCCTGTGTCAGCCTCTATAGCTGCACGTGCATAGAACACGTCACTACGAGGGATATGAATACGGCGTATACGCTTGGCACTACCGTCAGCTAAAGCAGAGTAAAACTCTTCTAGTATGTTATCATCTGCATATAGTTGTACGGGTTTAACAGGCATTGTCAACACTTTTCTTAATAAAAAAGGTACGTGTCGCAAACTACATGTTAGGAGAGAGGAGACATGAGGAGAGTATACACATATGTTTGTGACACGTACCAGGAATGTAACACTTATGTTTATACAAGTTTATGTGTGTTACATATGGATAGTGTACAAACTATTAAGAAGGGTGTCAACCCTATAGTTAAACTATCTAAGTTAAACTTACTATTAATTATTACTTATATAAAGTTATAAGTGTATAGTTAAACTCTGTAAGTTAAACTCTTCCTATGTCCAGTAACTTTATTAACACACTCTTTATATAGTTTAACTATTTATTATTTATTACTTGTATTAAGTTTAACTTAAATGTTTAACTCTGTCTACTACTACTACGTAGTTATACTCCACAGAACACCCCTGTCAATCCCTAAAATACGCATACTCGTAAGAAAGTTTTACTAATGAGCGGATCTTTGCCTATGTGTTACATAAATGCACCACTTATATGCTTATGTGTTTGGAATGTGGCAACAATAAGGCAATCTAAAATACCCGTGCGTGTAGTTGTACATATATACGTAACCCCATACCCGCCCGTGGCCCTCGCACCCCCCCTCTTTTAGCATGGCATAGGGCGAATCGTGGTGGTTTGACTTGGTAAGTTACTGTAAATGCTGTACTCTTTAACTGATGTGTCGTCAGACTATTCAAGAAAAGCGTGTGTTTTCAAGGAGTTTCAAAAGTGTGATCACAAATCAAAGAGGGATGCACAAAACACCAAACCACACCCCCTATTATGTGATCACAAATAGGCCACCCCCTCAAAGTAATGGCTGACTATATAATGGCACAAAAGAAAAACATTCCTGCCAAGCCACAATGCGACAACATTATCCAACAAAAACACAGACTTATAAAATAATTAGGATAAAACGCAAAATAATTCTGGACAATCACAAAACATTCGGGCCATAGTGAATACATCGAAAGCGACAAGGTTCAACCGCTAGCAGCGTAGCTCTACAAAAGAATCAGCGTCCTAGGCGATCAAGCCGCATAGAAGAGCCGCATAGAATACCAAGACCGAATAAAAGTAAGACCGAATAAAACGATTGACTAACTAAACCGAATATGCAGACTGAATAGCAACAGAAGTAACGGCACATAGACTAGCTTAAGGACAGCGTCCAAGATACGGGGCGGTAGTACGGTGACTTGAATCAGCCCGTCAAAGGTCTGAGCTAGTGTGTCTAACAGATATAGCTAGGATAGGCTTTCCAGGTTACCGCTTGGCTTGTGCCTATCTCATGGTGTATCTAACCAATCACCTTAACCAATTAAATCTAACACAAGGAATGACCCCCATGTATGTAATCGAAAAGAACATCCCAATGCCAAACGCAACTCGCAATGGCGTGGCTTACTATAAATACCCCTTCTTCACCATGAATGTTGGTGACAGTTTTGCTGTGCCTGTAGATCCAAGTACCACGTTAGGATACATCCGTACCCGTAGTCGTGTGGCTAATTGTGTATATAAACAACACCAGCGTCCCAATAACAACAACATGAAATTCTGCTACCGCACAGATAAGGTGAACCGTGTGATCCGTGTCTGGCGCACAGCATAAAAACTAACTTGACAGGTAGGCGCTTGATGTGCCTACTCTCTGGATAGTTTAACCCCGAAAGGATGACCAGATGACCCAATATGTTCGCAACATTCTTAAACTCTACCGCCAAGCTTCCAATGATGACACGCTAAATGGTGTGGAATGGTACGCTAGGGCAGAACGTGTGGCGGTACAAATAGCTGACACTCACAAGCTTCCTATCAATACAGTGATTGGTGTCATGGCGGCACTATCGCCTAACAATAGGTGGGAGCGTAACTGTAAAGACACTGACACCATGTGCGCTGCATGGCAGAGTGGCGACAGCTTGGATGACTTCAAGGTGTCATGCTATAACACGATGAAACAGAAGGCGTGGTCTATTCTACAGGATGACTTGATTGATGATGATGACATTCTGACACGCTTGAACGGGCAGAAGATCCGCTCTTTCTACTCTAACATTCGTGGACTGGATGAAGTGACTATTGACGGTCACGCTCTTAACATTGCCCGTGGTCAGCGTGAGGGCTTGACCTCTGATAAGACTAACATGGGCAAGCGCCAATATCGTGAGTTACAGGTGGCGTATGTCACAGCAGCCAAGCGTGTGAAGGTCAAGCCTCATGTGCTACAGGCTATCACTTGGACTACATGGAAACGTATTCATAATATCTGAGGAGATGTAGCATGATGGCAACACTTTTAATCTTTGCCCTATGCTTGGGCTTCTCAATCGCTGGGGCTGCGTTTATGTATTTCCCATTAGATGACAACAAAGAGGATGAATGACAATGCAAAACAGCACCAAGAACATAGACGAGATACTTATAAAGATGAAATCTGATCATCCTGGAGACATCATTGCTGACATCCTGCACTGGTGTGACCACTACAAAGAAGACTTTGGTGATCTGCTGAGACGAGGCACAGACTTTTATCACGATGAAGTAGGAGACTAATATGCAAACGATTATGACAAAATACCTTGGCCCTACTGACACCAAAGCACCACGGGTCAAAGCAATGACATCCAGCGGTCACAGAGGATCAACCTACACTGTGGAATGGGATGACAGCCTAAACATAGAGGGCAACCATGCTGACGCAGCACAGAAACTATTGGACAGGCTGGGCTGGCGTGGTGAGTGGCGCATGGGTGCAATGGACAGGGGTTATGTATTCGTGAACGTAAATGATATCAACTCGCCTAAGCTTATGGCAAAACAACATGATTGGAGGGTAAGCCAATGATCTACGCAATCGCTGACGTACCGCACAAAGACTATGACAATTATGACACACTCAATAAGTTGTTTCACGCAATCATGCCACATGGCTGGCGTGTTAGTATATGGAAGAAAGGTGAGCTACCTTCACTCTATAAGAAGGAGAAGCATGGCAACATCTGCAGGATATTCGTGGACTATAGCAGCACTGCCATGCGTCAACATCCAGATGATTCAGTTCTGTCATACCAATGCCATGATGCAGAGGGTTGCCTGACATTCCATGAGGTGTTTGACAATGTGGACAAGCTCATAATCTATCTGACAGGGAAGGTATAAGACAATGACACTAAAAGTATATGATCACACACACCGCTGGCCTGAGAAGGTTTTTGATATGCCAGAAGCCAATGCTGTCCGTGATGGCGGTAATGAGATTACAGTTATGGGTAACGACTATCGTGATGGCTTGAACATAAGCATAAAGAATGACGATTTCAGTGTGGATATTACACACAAAACAGCAGAAATGTTAATAGAAGCCTTGCTTAGTAATGGAGAAGCAGAATATCTTTTGCAAGATAGCGTAAGGAGCAGGCTTCAATGGGGCGGGGTCAATTACCCTAACCTATGGCAAAGCCTTGTAGAGGAGATGGCATAAATGTCACACTTCCAGGATTACTTATTAAACTTATTGTAACGCACAACTAATAGGCCTAGGTATGGGTCACACACAAAGGAGAGTAACAATGCTAGACGCTAAAGCTAAGGATAGGATCATCGCTATCGTAGAGGATTACGTTAAAGTTCCTGATCATATGCGTGACCACTTATGTGAGACACTATACAAGGCCTATGTTGAGGCTAGAGAAGAACTGGAGAGAGACACTCCCTATACTAGTAACGGTAAGAACAGGAGAGAAAACAATGACTAACCTAGAACTAAGCACAAACGAACTGTTGATGCTCAAGGATCTACTTGAGGGTGACATGGAGCAGACCTCATGGGGTGATGTTGAATATGATGACGTTGAACTGATGCAGTATTACCTTGATCGTGCCGTGGTGCTGGTCAAAGTAAGAGAGGAGCTAGGCGCATGATAATCGTTAGAGTTTTCAGTGAGGTTTCAGGCAAAGAGACGTGCTGGGAAACAATCCTGTCTGGCTGCATGGCTGAGGCAGAGAGCAAGGCAAGGTGGTTCAACAGAATGAAGAACACAAAAGCAGAGATAGAGGTAACAGAATGAAGAAGAATTATCGTACCGCATATGATCAACTTAAGAAGCTAGGCGTCACAGTCTATGAGGATGACGATGGCTTTCGTATCTCAGGAGAGGACAACTATCCAGAGGTGTGGGCTGACTACTACTGTGAGTTTGGTGGCACTGTCCTAGATGACTTTGGTGTCAACCACAAGATCAATGCCATCCTAGAAAAGCAGGGGCTATTCGCTGAGTGGGAGAACACTGGCGTCCTAGGTGTTGCAGAAATGTAACGTGATATAATGGTAACATTGACGCAGGCAAACACAACGACTAACCTATAAATGTCTAACACAGGAGAAACAGACATGACTAACACACAAAACTCTAAGATCATCACACACCTTCGTGCAACCAAGGGTCTGACCCAGCGTGAGGCTATGCTGGACTACAGCATCCAGTCATTCACTAAGCGTATCTCTGAGCTACGCAAGTCAGGCTACCGCATTGATGGCGTGAAGGGTAAGCACCCTGTGACAGGTCAGCAGTACACACGCTATGTTTTGATTGATGAAACTAGTGGAGCGTAAGGGTAAGTACATAGGGTATGATGGTGATGGTAAAGTTATCATCATATCCACTAACAAAAGTATTGTAATGCAATACATGAAGGAGAGAGACAAATGATTGCAAGTCGTGCCATAAAAGTATACGCAAGTGTAGGTCAGCCTGATGGTGAGTATGTCACCACAGTGTTTACCCCACATGATGCTAACCAGGCTCGTATCAAACTGTTCAAGCGCACGGGTGTACGCCGTGTTATCTTCAAGACGTTAGCAGGTAATGAGCTATCATTCAGTAATGACAGAGTAGAAAAACTATGACAGTATATCCCTTCAACACAACTAACTTGATGCCTGCCTCAGACTACTATCACAAACTGTTGAAGCAGATTGATGATGCGTACTGGAACGGTGGAACGGCTAAGGCATTGGAGCTTACAGCTATGGACGTTAAGGAACACATAGAGAGAGGAGACGCATGGTATCCCAACTTCTAATGCACTCACTGCCACTAGCTGTAGCACTTGCTTATTTTGGTGGCTTACTTTATCTCTGGTATAAACACGTGAAAGGAAAGTAACATGAAGATCCCCAAGGCTTCTTCCACACTACAGGAAGTCATTGATTTCTATAGTAAGTCTGCTGCATTTTGTCGGCTATCAGGCTCTACACAGAAAGACTATGACATCCACTTGGCTGCAATATGCAGTACTGTAGTTGAGGGCAAGGCACTTGGGGCTTATCGCCATAAGTCTATCAAGGTACGTCACCTCACTCAGGCTTACGAGGATTGGTTATCCTCTGGTGTTCGCACAGCGAATTACCGCAAGTCTGTGTTATCTATTGCGTGGAAATATGCGATGAGGCATGACGTAATGACGCACGATCCAGTAGCTCTAGTACAAACCAGGTCTGGTCAACCACGGCGTGTACTATGGAGCCGAGATCAAGTGCAGACATTCCTTGCTACAGCTTATGGCGACTTCCGTTGGCGCAGCATTGGTCTGATCGTCCACATGGCATATGATTGGGGGCAGCGTGTTGGTGATATGCGTGTTCTCACTTGGGATAAGCTAGACTTAACTCAGTGCCGCTTGGACTTAACTCAGAGCAAACGCAACGCAGAGGTACACCTCCCTATCTCATCAGGGTTGTGTGATATGCTGCGCCAGCAGAAGGAAGACTTTAAGTTTCAGGAGTATGTAGCACCCCGTGTTAAGCCACGAGCAGGTGCATACACACCCTATGATAAACTAGAAATAAGCTATCTTATCAATGACGTACTGAAAGAAGCTAACCTACCTACCACCCTGACAGCCATGGACTTACGGCGCACGGCAGTGACAGAAATGATGGAGGGTGGGGTAGACTTAGCAGGTATCATGCAGGTGACAGGACACAAGAACATAACGTCCATCAAACCCTACATGGTCAACACATTCAGCGGTGCATCGAAAGCATTAGCAGCTAGAGGAAACGATGACGATGAACATTCGTAGTTACGTTGAGGCGCTCAACCTACAGGATGGTGACACCTATCGCAGCAACTGTCCTCAGTGTAAGGGTAGAGGTACATTCACAGCCATGAATGATGGTGGCACAATGAAGTACAACTGCTACAAGCTAGGCTGTCGGGTTGGCGGCATCTATGAGACAGACATGACAGCGGCAGAGATCATCATGCGTATGAGACCACCCCCTGAGAAGGCCATAGAGGAGGCTGAGACCATGGAGATCCCCGCTTACCTAGTGTCCCCTACCTTTGAGCATAAGAAGCACACAGCCTTTGTTCTGCGCTGGGGTATTAGTGACTATCCTGGCTTGATGTATGACGTTAAACAGGAGCGAACTGTCTTTCCGATACACTACAGAGGAAGGCTCATTGATGCAGTAGGTAGGGCCGTGGGTAAGAGAGCGCAACCCAAGTGGTATCGTTACACTGGTGCAGCTGATTACTTCACAGCAGGTAATGGTGATGTCGTTTTACTTGTAGAGGATGTCGTATCTGCCATCGTTGCCACCCAGCTAGTGCCTAACGTCACAGCCTTGGCTATCCTTGGCACTTCACTATCCAAGAAACACATGGATAAGGTAGGCACATACCGCAAGGCTGTGGTTGCACTTGACCCTGACGCCATGGATAAAACTTTACAGTTCAGCAGAGACATAAGGCTCTGGACAGGAATAGAAACAGTTGCTATGAAGTTATTTGATGACATCAAGTACAAAGTTAGCGATGACGTTAAACAATTAAAGGAGATATGTAGATGAAACTAATGTTCTTACTTATATGGTTCTATGCAATACCAGAACAAGATATTAGGTATCACCATCTAGGTTCATTCGAGAATGAGACAAAGTGTATGACAGAACTTAGACATGCTTCTGTTCTTGTCAACAACAAACTAGAAACTATAGCATGTATTGAGGTACAGGTAGATGATTAAAGCAACATACATAGACCGCATGGGTACTGACCTTACTGTAGCTAACGCTGCCCGTGTGTCATTCGGTAAGACAAGCGAGATGGAAGACGATCCGTGGGGGCCACCTAAGCTCAAGGCTAAGGATGCTAAGCTGATTCGTTACCTTGCCAAGCATAAACATATCAGTCCCTTTGGGCATTGCTTCGCAAGCTTCCACGTCAAGGCTCCTATCTTTGTGGCACGACAGTTAGTCAAGCATAAGTTCTTGAGATGGAACGAGATTTCTAGGCGCTACGTTGATGATGAGCCTGAGTTCTACACTCCTTATGCGTGGCGTGGGCGTAGTGCCGACAAGAAGCAAGGCTCTGAGGGTGTAGTAAATGTAGGTGACTGGGGTAGCTCAGGATGGGCAGCACTTAAAGCCTACAAAGATCTACTAGCTCACGGTGTAGCACCTGAGCAAGCCCGTATGGAACTGCCACAGTCTACTATGACAGAGTGGTACTGGTCAGGTTCACTAGATGCCTTCGCTGACATGTGTAACCTGCGTTGCAAGGATGACACACAGGCAGAGACACGAGAGGTAGCACGACAGATTGACCACAAGATGATTGAACTATTCCCTGTATCGTGGGATGCATTAACGGAGAATGAAGATGCCTAAACTATATGACTTAGAGCCTATGATTATGGACTGCTGGCATGTATGCGATGACCTACAGGTAGTGTTCAGACAGATAGGTGACGGTGAACGTGAGCCTACTCACGATGAAATGATGAACACCTTGATGGGTATGCAACAGCTATACCAGTGGAAGTTCGAGCAGTTGTTCTTCAAGTATGAGGAGGTACTACGTGACAGACAATGAGTGGCCCTTAGAGGCAGACTTTAGTGACATCAGACCTATGACACCAGAGGAACGTAAGGCATCTAAAGATCGTGACGAAAAGAATAAGTGGCGCAAGTGTGTTAGTTGTGGTAATGCTAGTAGAGACACGTGGTGTGGCTTTTGTCTGGAGGAAGAGTAATGATAAACAGTGAGTGGCGAAGATTAATAAAAGAACAAGAAGACTTTAAGGAGACAGTAATGGCAGAGCATACATCAGACAACGTGAACAACCCGCCACACTACGGTAAGGGTAAGATAGAATGTATTGATTACATTGAAGACTTCCTAACCAAGGAGGAATACATTGGTTATCTGCGTGGTAACATAGCTAAGTATCTGCACCGCTGGCGTTACAAGAACAAGCAAGAAGATCTACTCAAGGCGCAGTGGTACTTGGATCGTCTGGTACATATGGATGGAAAGGATACAGCATGATACCTGTAGGCCAACTACGTTTGTTACTCACCAAGGCAGGGCTAGACTTTGTTATCACTCGTGTTGAGGGTAACGTAGCACACGTCAACATACTTGTAGCGGAGGGGTCAGATGTTCACAGTTGAGTTTGAATCAGATGCAGCTGTTATCACAACTCTAGATCAGAGTAACTTACATGAGGATGTAGAGGTTATCTTTGGTGACGATGGTGATGTCTACATGAGACAGTTTGAACCAGAGATGGATTCCTACCAGATGTTAATCATGAGCGCTCAACAGTGGCTAGACCTTATGGCTGCATACAAGAGCAGTGAGGGGTCATACTACTTGGAGGTGAAACATGAGTGATGAAGGAATGTATTTCCTGGGTGGTGCTTTCGCAATGTATGTGCTAGCACTGCCCTTACTATACCATATGGTAGAGCCAGAGGATGAGGAGATGGACAACTCTGGCCCTATCAAGTTTACTTTCCTGTGGCCTCTGATTGCCTTGGAAGTAATATACCGTATCTTTGTAGGAGAGAAAGACAATGATGGAACTGGCCCTAATTAAAACATTACTAGACCGTGACTTTTATGAACAACACAAGGGCATCCGCTGCCCCGATAAGATCTTTAGTAAGGATGTACGCAAGATCAAGCAGGCACTAGATAGTGCAATGGAAACCTATGATGGTAACATGAATGTGCAGGACTTACAGGCTGTGTTCAACCGCATGAACCAGAGCATGACCACTGCCACACGTACAGCATACGATGCACTCTTCCGCCGTATTGAGGTTGCTGAACCTATCAAGGAAGAGATAGCACAGGATACACTATCACACCTGTTTCAGCAGCACGTTGGTGATGTGGTTGCCAACCTTGGCTTCGACTATGTGAATGGCACAGAGAATAGCCTTGAGCCTTTGCGCATGTTACTTGAGGAATATAAGAATGACTTCACCCCTAACTTGCGTGTAGACTGGGAGGATGATGACCTTGATACGATCCTAGATGCTACCGCTCTTGAGTCACGCTGGTCATTCAACATACCTAGCCTAGCTCGTAAGGTTGAGGGTGTCAGTGGTGGACATCTTGTTGTTGTAGGCGCACGTCCCAACACAGGCAAGACATCCTTCCATGCCTCACTTATCGCAGCGGATGGTGGCTTTGCTCATCAGGGTGCACGTTGTATTGTGTTGTGTAATGAGGAGGCATACACACGGGTGGCATCACGCTACGTCAGCGCCTCTGCTAACATGACCATGAAGGAGGTACGAGAGAACCAAGCCCTAGCACGTATGCGCTATGAGCCTGTGCGTAAGAACGTCATGTTCAAGGAGAGCACAGGTAAGGGCATGGCATGGGTTGAGTCTGTAGTTAAACAGGAGAAGCCTGACGTTGTTGTGTTGGACATGGGTGACAAGTTCTCTGACATCAAGAGTGAGCGCAGTGACATCACGCTCAAGGCTGCAGCTATCCATGCTCGTAACATTGCCAAGCAGTATGACTGTTGTGTGATATGGATGTCACAGTTGAGTGCTGAGGCAGAGGGTAAGGCAGATCTTAATCAGTCTATGATGGAAGGCAGTAAGACAGGCAAGGCTGCTGAGGCTGACCTAATGCTGCTCATTGGCAAGACTATGCAGGTAGAGGGGCAGGATGAAGATCCAGTACGCTATCTTAACCTTGCCAAGAACAAACTAAACGGGTATCAGGGTAAGATTACTTGTGTGCTAGATGGATCACGTTCTATCTACACAGCTTAGGAGATAGACATGAGACTAGTATTAGACGTTGAGAACAGTGTGACTTGGAGGGATGGCAAGATCTTTAATGATCCCTTTGAGCCTACCAACACACTAACTCAGGTTGGCATGGTAAATGCTGACAATCACGAAGAGTTACATATTGTAAACTTAGATCACAATGAAGCTAAGGATACGTCAGGTGCAGGCCGTGCATTGATACAGAGTGTGCTGGACATGACAACCCTGCTCATTATGCACAATGCTAGGCATGACTTGATGTGGCTGTGGGAGAGCGGCTTCACCTATGACGGTGCAATCTATGACACAATGCTGGCTGAGTACCTACTTCTACGTGGACAGAAGGATGCTATATCCCTTAGCGCCTGTGCTATACGCCGTAACCTAGCTGAGCAGAAGGAAGACTACCTATCTACGTGCATCAAGAAAGGTATCAACACCAATGAGACTGATCTCAGTAAGCTTAGCCTTTATACTAGGGCTGACCTGCTCACAACTAGTGAGTTGTTCCACAGTATCGAAGCAGACTACGCAACCCCAGAGAGTAAGTCCCTACACACCGTCAGAGAAGTTACCTTCGATACCTGTAAGACCCTCACCAGAATGTACATGTCAGGAATCAGGGTGGATCTTGAAGAACTAGAACGGGTGCGTGAACAGTTTGAGGATGAACGCTCTGAGTTAGAGACACGACTACAGCAACGTGTTCGTGAACTAATGGGTGACACACCTATCAATATAGGCTCACCAGAGCAGATGTCACAGGTTGTGTTCAGTGTTCGTATGAATAACAAGAAGGAATGGGATGGACTATTTGAGTTCACTAATGACTCGGCGGAATTCCGCTCAGCAGTAAAGGCTAACAGCCACCCTATCTATCGCACCAAGGCATTCACCTGCCCTACATGCGAGGGTGAAGGCAAGACATACAAGACCAAGAAGGATGGCACTAGGTTTGCTAAGCCTAATAAGTGCAAGGACTGTGATGCACGTGGCTTTCAACTAACACATACAGATCAGATTGCTGGCTTGCGTTTCTCTGCACCTAACAAAAAGTGGGTAAGTGCTAATGGTTTCAGCACAAGCAAGGACAAGATACAACAGCTAATAGGTACAGCAAAGACACACAACAAGGATGATGCTGTCTCCTTCCTGCAAGACTATCTGCGTTACTCAGCTATCCGCAGCTACCTGTCTACGTTTGTGGATGGTATAGGTATCTACTCAAAGGATGATGGCTTCCTACATGCTACGCTCACTCAGAGCGTGACAGCTACTGGACGTTTCAGTGGTAAGGAACCTAACATGCAGAACATGCCACGTGGGGGTACATTCCCTGTTAAGCGTGTGTTTGTGTCACGCTGGAAGGGTGGTCAGATATGTGAGGCTGACTTTGCCCAGCTTGAGTTTAGAACGGCTGCATACCTAGCCCAGGATGAGATTGCTATGGAGGAGATTAACACAGGGTTCGATGTTCACAGCTACACAGCCAAGGTTATCTCTGATGCAGGTCAACCTACGACACGGCAACAAGCAAAGGAACACACCTTCGCACCCCTCTTTGGGGCTACAGGTTATGGCAGAAGTAAGGCAGAGGAGGCGTACTACATTCAGTTCATTGATAAGTATAAGGGGATTGCAGCATGGCATAAGAACTTAGGAGAGGAGGCAATGCGCTTCAATAAGATTACCAATGTTTCGGGTAGGCAGTACGCTTTCCCTGACATATCTCGTAGGTCAAACGGGAGTGTAACACACTTCACGATGATCAAGAACTATCCAGTGCAGGGGTTTGCAACAGGTGATGTCGTACCTGTCGTACTCAATGAGATGTACAAGCGTCTTGAACCTATGCAATCCTGTCTGGTTAATACCGTGCATGACTCAACAGTGATTGACATACACCCTGACGAAGTAGATCAGGTACTAGGTATGGTAAATGATATGAATGAGGGCTTGACTGATCTAGTTGAGTCAGTGTATGGAATAAGAATGAATGTGCCTCTACTATTAGAAGCTAAAATCGGCCCCAACTGGCTTGACACAGTGGATGTTTGAGGTATAACTAGGTACTCTTTGACTCTATTAAAAGGATATAGAAATGAGCAATGAACTACAAATCGCAACAGATCGTGGGCAGTCTATGGCTGAGCTTATGGGTGTGTCTTCCGCACCAGCACAGCAGGCTACACCATCTATTGCACGTGTCGGTATGATCCACCAGCCTATCATGGGTGAGGTTGAGTTCAACGGCAAGACAATCAAGACAGAGGTTGTTCCCATAGGTGCATTCACCCTAACACAGGGCGAGGATAAGGTGTACAGCAATGGCATTACCTTTCGTGTCTTTGCCCAGCGCCAGCAGTGGCAGCGTTGGAACAGTGAGACAGAAGAGATGGAGAAGTCTGTCCTGTCTAACTCCCTTAATGGTGACATGAAGGATAGCATTGGTGGCTTTAACCTTGGGCGTCCTACTGGATACATCGAAGACTTCCAGTCACTACCTGAGGCTACCAAACAGATCATGCGTTCAGTCAAGCGTGTTAAGGTATTCTTTGGTACGGTAACACTAGACAACCCTATCAATGACAAGGGTGAACCAGTGACAGGCAACTACACTGATATACCTGTGGTCATGGATGTTAAGAACCGTGAATCACTCAAGAGTATTGATGCTGTACTGAACGGTTTGAACCGTAAGAACCTACTACCTATCATGTCTACCATTAAAATGTCTGGTGTAGAGGATAGCATTCCTACTGGTGCTAAGTTTGGTAAGATTGAAGCCAAGCTAGGTAGCAGCGTTGATCTGTCAGACAGTGACAATGAGACACTCAAGGACTTCATTGAACTTGTTGAGTACATGAATGGTAAGGTGCTTGATCTACACAATGAGCGTAATGATAAGAGCATGTCAGCAGCTGATGAGGCTGTGGTCAAGGACATTCTTAACAACGACTTCATTGAGGTGGAGTAATGAATCATCCCGCTGAGTTAAAAGTCTTCAACTTCTTACAGAAGGCTATGGCTGGCGAGAGTACTATGACAGAGGAGGTGGCTAAACAAGTCGCCTCCGATGTTGAGGCTGCATTGTATAAGCAGTTTGATAGTGGCCCTCGTGATAAGTTTCGCTTACGTATGTCTAACATTGGCAAGCCTAAGTGTCAGCTGTGGTTTGAGAAGAACGATCCAGAAGACAAGACACCCTTCCCTCCTGCGTTCCTGATGAACATGATCCTTGGAGATATTGTTGAGGCTGTGTTCAAGGGAGTACTACGCTCTGCTGGTGTAGAGTTCAAGGACAACGATAAGGTTACACTCAAGTTACCTCACGGTCAGGAGATCAAGGGTGAGTATGACATGGAGATGGATGGGCGCATTGATGATGTTAAGTCTGCATCCCCATGGTCATACGATAACAAGTTCGCTTCCTTCGATACGCTTGCACGAGGTGATAGCTTTGGGTACGTGGCACAGCTTGTGGGCTACGCAGAGGGCGCTGGAAAGGATGTAGGTGGCTGGTGGGTAGTCAACAAAGCAAACGGACAGTTCAAGTATGTAGACGCCTCTGAGGGAGTGGACAAGGAAGCAGTACTCGCTGACATCCAAGCTCTCGTAGACTACATAGATAATGATGAACCCTTTGAGCGTTGCTTTGAGCCAGTAGAGGAAACATTCTACCGTAAGAAGACAGGCAACTGGGTACTGCCATCAGGGTGTAAGTTCTGTAGCTTCAAGCACAAGTGTCACACTAACTTGCAGCCACGTCCTAGCATCCCTAGTAAGTCTAAGAACCCACAAGAGGTTGACTATACTTACATAGCACCTGAGTATAAGTATGGCTAGAAGACATAACTCACGCTTGTATCGCAGTGGTCTTGAAGTAGAGGCTGCTGCGTACCTCAAGGATAGGCAGAAGATCGTAGCCTATGAAAAGCTAAAGATCGAATGGGAAGACCTAAAGTATCGCACCTACACGCCTGACTTTGAGTTAGACAATGGCATAATAATTGAGATGAAGGGGTTGTTTTCTGCTGCAGACAGACGTAAACATATAGAGATACAGCGTCAGCATCCTACACTAGATATTCGTTTTGTATTTAGTAATGCTAATTCAAGGCTTTACAAGGGAGCCAAGAGTAGGTACTGCGACTGGTGTGATCAGAAGGGCTTCAAGTGGGCGCATCGTGTGATACCAGAAGAGTGGCTCAAAGAGAAGGGCAAGCGAATGAAAGAGCAACGTGTCAAAGTTAAGAGGAGAGAGTAGTGGCTTACGAGATTAAACCTGGTGATGTAGCTATTGTGTTGTCACCTGTTATTGAGGAAGGCGAATGGAACGGTAACATCAAGACAGGTATGGTGTTTGGTTCTGCTGGCTCTGAGGATGGCATGAGGGCTGCTCTTGATGAAGCACTAACTATGTCAGCAGCACAGAAGTTCTTAGAGATATACCCTGATGCTTGGGAAGACTTCTCTGATATAAGGGCTGACATAATGCAGGAAATGTTTCCTGATGAGTTTCATGAAGCAGAGGTAGAGCTAGAAGAGTTAGAGGAAGTCAATGTAGAGGGTAACGTTTACACGCTAGGACGCTGGACTAAGACAGAGGGTAGTGCATGAAAAAGTTTAGCGTGACGTTTGTTGCTAAGGTAGATGACAACAACAACATTCTTTCCTCATACGAGGACAACCATGAGCAGGACATACATGACTTGGTTACAGATATTATCTACGACATAGATGATGTAGAGATAGAGAACTTAAACGTGAGAGAGAGACAATGATTACACAGGAAGACA